TATTAATAAATATATAAATCAACCTAATACATTAATTATTTGTGTAATTCCAGCAAATACAACGAGATTAACAGCAAATCAAGCATTAGGTATGGTAAATGATGCTAAAAAAACAAAAGATTGCATAATAGCTTTAACAATGGTAGATTTATTACATAACGACGATATTGAATTATTTATTGATAGAGTTTTAATGAAAAATAATGAAATTAAAAGTTTAAATATTAAAAAAGTAATTGGTGTAATTAGTCATAAAAATAAAGATATTAATGAAAATATATGGTTTGAAAACAATATTTTAAAAGAAATTATTGATATTTCATTAAAAAAAGAAATTAGTAAAAATATAACTCTCGAAAAATTATTAATTTCTGTTGATGAAATGTTTAATGATTTTATTAATACTAATTGGAAAAATGATGCTATTAATAAAACTAATAAACAAATTTTAAAATTAGAAAATGAATTAAATGATCTAGGTAAAGATATAACATTATCTGAATTATTAGATTTTATTAAAACTAATAGTAATTTTAATAGATTATTTGAACCAAGGTTAGCGTTTATATTTGATGGATGTTATAATTCTATTCCAATTGATAAATATGAATATAATTATAATAATTATTTAAAATACAATCAAGATATGGAACATATAACAAATAAATATGAAGAATATAAAAAAAATATCATTAATAGTTTAGTTAATAATATTAATAATTTATTTGAAATTAATAATCAATATAAACTAATTAGATTTGAAAAATTAAGGCATTATCTATGTAAAGAATATTCAACAATTGTTATAAATCATTTTAAACATATTGATATTTGGTTTAAGTCATATTTAGATAAGTTTAAATATGAATATAGCCCTGATGAATTACGTAAATTTCAACTATATATGTGTGGTAGTTTTTCTAGATATATAATTAGTGATATATATCATAATGATAATCCGCTTAATATCAATGATACGATATTATCTGATTTATTAATTGAAAAAGATGAATGGAAATCTAAAAGAAATACTTTAAATATTTCTATTAAAAATTATAAAAAACACAAAACTTTTTTTGAAAATTTATAATAATAATAAAATAGATATATATGTATTTAAAATTAGGTTCAGTAATATTACTGATAATATTAATAATAGTTTTGTTTTATTTTTATTATTATTATTATTATAAAACTAATATTCATATATTTTATTATGTTATAATGAAAGTGTTTTATTACCACATGCTATAAAACATTATAAAAAATATTTACCATCGTGTAAAATAACTATATATGATAATGAATCAACAGATAATTCAGTTAAAATTGCGAAAAAATTAGGAACAACAATATTAAATATTGAAGGATATGATATGATTGGTGAAAGTAATTCATTAGATTTATCAGATATTGATTTACAATATATTAAAAAATATAATATATTAACTGATGAAAGTAAGAATATGTGTTTTTTAAGAGAAAATATTAAAGAAATGAATTATTGTATGGGTGCGCATTATTGCAATCCAATCGGTAATAATATAAAATATAGCATAAATACATATATAAATAAACATATGTCATCATTAGGATTATCATATCTTATAAATAAACATATTAAACGTTATGAAAGAGCACATGATATGAGAAAATTAGGTTATGCTGTTCATTATTTAAATGATAATGAGAAAATTAAAAATAATTATATCAAAGACTTAAATAATTGTAAATTACTATATTAAATAAACAATAATATTTTCTATTGTTATTATCAATATATACTTTTCTTACTTTTTTATTGATTTTGCATTTCCTCCGTGTAAAGTTCTAAGATCAGAAATACGTGATCTTTTACTTGGAGGAGGCATTATTATTCTTTCATTATATCTTCTTTTTAATTCATCGCAATAATTATTTATTTTTATTCATTTCTAAAAACTTGTTTAAATATAATACACCATCCATTAATTCTTCTTTTAAATGTTGTATATAATCTATATCTATTAAATCAGTTCTATCAAGAGAACATCCATATTTCATTTTTCCTTTTTCTGCTCTTTCTAAAAATTCATTAATTGTTGTTTTAGTTATATTATCCGTATTTTTTAAACATTCATTATAATCCATTTATATATAAGGATATTAATATGATGTCTTTAAATATTTTTCAGATTTTAAAAATATATAAAGTTTTTAATAATAATTTAAATTAAAAAAATGCCTCAAAAAACAACTTTAAGACGCACAACTGATTTAAAGATGCCTACAAAAAAAGATGGTTCAGTTGATAATAGATATTCAATGCCTCAATTTGTTAATAAAGATGGAACAAAAGATAAGAGAACTACTTTAACAAATAATAGAAAATAAATCTTTTTTAAATGCAAAAACTATATTATTTAATAGATTTTTAATTTATATTGAAGTTAAAAAAAATCTAAATTGATTGTTGAGAAATAGGAATATAAAATTTAAAGTTTTTATTTTTACAATCAATAACAAATCTATTATTTTTAATGAAATTTTTGAAATTAAAATTTATCTTTTTAAAGTTATTTACAATTTTGAAATTATTTAATTCTATACCAGTTGAATATTCATTATAATTATAATTATTTTTAATTGTTCCATCAAACCTATTTATATAAATTGTTGATGCTATATAATTATTATTTCCAAAATTTTTAATATTTTCAGGAAAATATATGCAAATATAAGTTTCATTTATATCATCTATTATTATAGTATCATTAATAACGATTTTAACATATTGTAATTCAAAATTTGGTATTGTTTTTAAACATGTACTAGACATTTATTAATAATATAAATAATAAGAAAATCAATTTTTTATTAAATATGAATTTAATTCAAAAGTATTTAAATAATTTTTAACTCTTGATTTATAAAAAGTTTTAATATTCATTATTATAATAAGAAAATCAATTTATATATTTATATAATTATAGAAAATGAATAAAGAAATTAAATGTTATGTTAGTAATTGTAAAAAAAAGTAATTATACAATTGAAGATTATATAAAAATTTATAGAACTTTATTTAAACAAAATATTAAAAAATTATAAGAATTTGATTTAAAAATATCTTATTAATCTCTTTAAATATCTTTTTATTATCAATTAATTATCGTAAATGTGAAAAAACATTTTTAGAATAAATAGAAATAAATAATTCTTCTAATGTTTGCGATTTAATAACTTATATTTAAAATAACTAATTCACACCATTCATTTATTTTTCTTAATTCGTTATTTATTTTTATCAGTTTATCATATGTTTTTTGTAATTGATTTTTTGTTATATAATAAGACATTATATTAAAACCATCTTTACTTAATCTAAACTCAATAGATATAAAATCTTCAGTTTTATTATAATTAACTATTTCATAACTTAATAATTTGGCTATATTTGAATGTAATTTATTTTCTTCTTTTATAAATTCTTGCTTCAATTTATTTCTGTCAAAATCTTCAATAAGTTTTATAATTTTAAATAATTTAGTTTTTCTTGGTTTATAGTATACATATACTGTATCCCTAAACCGACTATTATCATATAATTTACCAATATAAAAATCAATATTTTTAATTTCTTTCAATTCTTTAAAAGTTTCTTCTAAATATTTAATATATTCTTTTTCACTTTTATAAATATCAGAATTATAAAATGTAATTTCTAAATAAGTGCCATTTCTAACACCTACAGAAGTTAAATAAATTTGATAACATGTTTCCCTAAGTGATATATCATCTAATTTATTTTTATAATTTTTATTTAACTTATTTGCACATATATTTACTATCTTTTTAATATTATCCATTATAATAATATTTAAAGAGATTTTATTAATATCCTTAAATCTCTTTATTTTCATTGAAATGTAATAAAAAAATAATATAAATTCTTAAAAATAGAAATGCCAAATAAAAAAGTTAAATTGAATGATATTGAAATTTGTAATAAGTGGTTAATAAATAAAAATATAAATCCTGAAACATTAAGAAAAATTAAAAATACTGGAGCTATATATAAAAAATTAGCTAAAAAATGTTTAGATGATAAAAAAATAATTGTTCCTAAATTAATATCTTCAAATTCAAAAAAAATTAAAGCTTATAAAAAAATATATAAATTATTTACTCCTTATATTAAAAGAATATCTGCTAATATTATTGATCGCATAAATTATTTATTAATTATAAAAAAATATTTAATGACAATAAAAGAAAAAAATAATTGTGTAAGATTATATAATATTGATAGTAAAACAAAAAATCCAATATATAGAATTGGAAATAAAATAATTTTAGATAAAAAAATAGGTTCTGATAGTAAATATGGAATTGTTTTTTTATCACATTTTAAATTTAAAAATATAAATAAATTTGATATATTAAATAAATTTGCTATTAAAATTACAAAACAAAATATAGCTAATAAAAAAGAAATAGATATTTTAAATAAATTAACAGACCTTGTTATTAATTTTAAATGTCCTCATTTTCCTATTACCTATGGCAATTTAAAATGTATAAATTCAAATATAAAAAGTAATAATTCAGATGATTATTCAATTGCAAAAGAAAAAAAAAATAAAAAATATTATCCTGATTTAATCAATAATAATAAAGCATTATTTATTCAATTAAATGAATTGGCATCAGGTGATTTAAATTCTAATTTTGAAATTTCAAAATTAAATCAAGATAAATTAAATACAATTACTCAAATTTATATATCAATTATGTTTTTTCATCATTATACTAATTGTTATCATAATGATACTCACGGTGGTAATTTTCTATATCATAAAATAAAACCGGGAGGATATTTTCATTATAATATTTATGGTCAAGATTATTATCTTGAAAATAAAGGTTATTTATGGGTAATATGGGATTTCGGATTAATTAAACCATTGACCACTAAAAAACCTATTATTAATGATTATTATTTTTTATTAATGGCATTAAAGTGTTATAAATATAAATATACTAGTAATGAATATAATATCATCACTAATATTAAATATATATTATCTAAATATGATAAATTTACTAATCATATTATGTTGGAAATTTTAAATAAAGAATTATTAAATTATTTTATTTCAAATGTACCTTCATTTACAACTATGAAACCATCTAATATTATCAATAAAACCCCTTATATTATTAAAATTAGTTCTTTGAAACAACAACAAGAGCAAAAAAAAGAACAACAAAAACAACAGAAAAAATTAAAAAAAATTTTAAATGATATTGATAAATTTTTAAATGAAAATAATTATACCTAAAAATATATTTAAAGAACTTTCTAAATAATCTTTAAATATTCTTTAAATACCAATATCATCAATTTCTAATATAATATCTCTTTTGTTTCATCATTAACAATTATAGATGAACTTAATATAATATTATCAAGTATCTTTTTTATTTTTTCAAAAATAAAATGATTTAAAGAAATTCCCATTTAATCTTTAAATATATTAAATCTTTTTATTTTCATCAAAAGATAATAATAATGTTGATAATTTATATTTTAAATAATATTTTTGAAATATTTTAGGTATATATCTTGTTGATATCATTGTTGATATTTGATTATTATTTGTATTATTATAATTTTTTTCATAATAATTATTTGCTTCCATAAAAGATTTGAATATTATATAATTACAAATAATATTAACATTTTTTATATCACAAATACATAAATATACATCTTCTTTTACATTATCTATTTCCATTAGCTATTAATATTTTAAAAAATAATCTTTAAATATTAATTTCAATAATTATAAAAATTGATTATAATTATTTTTTTTAAATATATCTAATTATGAAAGGATATATTTATATTAGGACTAATGAATGGTGTGAATTAAAAAATATTTATAAAGTTGGTATAACTAAATCTATAAAAGATAGAAACAATTCTTATATTACTGGTGAAATTATCAGAGGTAAATTCATTAAAATATTTGAATTAGATTTTAATGATAATGATAATGATAATAAGAATGATAATGACAAACAATTAAAATATATTGATAATATTATAAAAATAAAATTTAAGAAATTAAATGTTTATTTTGATGCAGGAACAGAATTTTATGATATTACTATTATTGATAAAATTGATGATTTTCTATTAAAAAATAATATTAAATTTAAATTAGTTAATGAAGATGAATTAAAAAGACTTAATCGCAAAAATAAATATTTAGAAAAATAACTCCTAAAAATCATCAATTAGATATTTTATTGATCGTAAAATAATTGTATTATTTCTATTAATTTTGATGTTTTATTTATTAACCAATAATTAATTTGTTCTTTTAATATTATTAATCGTTTGTTCCATTCTTCTTGCTTACATTTTTTTATAGTGCATATACCATTTTTATTTAATCCCCAGCACGAAGTTATATTTTTTAAATTTGTTTTATAATCATCTGGATTAAATCTAATAAATATTATAGGTCTATGACCTACATCTTGTGATAATTCCATTATTCTTTTATTTTCACATGAACAATCATAATTAATATGTTGATTTTCATCAATTTCAACTATAATAATTTGATGACCTAAATCAATTAATATATCTGGTCTTCTTCTTGAACATCCTCCTTGTATTTGCTTATCTGCAATAATATCAATATCTTTAAATTGTTCTTTAATATAATCTATAACATATTTTTCTTTTGTTTTATAATTTCTTGATATTTGTTTATCAGGAAATAAATGCATAAAACAATAACAACAATAACCATCATATTTTTTATTACTTAGTGTATTACACCATTCTGATTTACATTTAGGGTCTTTTAAATTAATCATACCTTCTTTTTTACATTTAGTACAATAATTACGAATTTTATCAGTTGAAAATCCAAATGTAGCTATAGTTTTTTTACATTCTATACATTTAGGGTCCTTTAAATTAACCATACCTTCTTTTTTACATTTATTACAATAATTACGAATTTTATCAGTTGGAAATCCAAATATAGGTATAGTTTTTTTACATTCTATACATTTAGGGTCCTTTAAATTAACCATACCTTTTTTTTTACATTTAGAACAATAATTATAAATTTTATCAGTTGGAAATCCAAATCTAGATAGATTTTTTTACATTCTATACATTTAGAATTAGTTATATCAATCATATCTTCTTTTTTACAAGTAAAACAATATTCAGCTATTTTATTGCCTGGTAATCCAAAAGTAGGTCTTTTATTATTACATATTATGCATTTTTTATGTATAATATCAATCATATCAGGTTCTTTACAAGTAAAACAATATTTAGCAATTTTATCATCTTGTAATCCAAAAGTAGGTCTTTTATAATTGCATATTATACATTTTTTATGTTTAATATCAATCATATCTGGTTCTTTACAAGAAAAACAATATTGTGCTTTTGTATCATTAAGTAATCCAAAATTAGGTGTTATTTTTTTACATATTATACATTTAATAGGCATTTATTTATTAAAAAAAAATAAATGAAAATATCATTTTTTTAATAAATAAATTAGTTATTAAAAATTAACAATATAATATATTTATTTAATAATCATTATTAATGTATTATTCTATTAGAAATCTATTTATTATTTTAATATTTTTATTATTTATATTAATAATATCATTATTTAAAAATAAAATAATTAATATTATTCATATGAATAAATTAAGAGATAATCAAAAAAATGCAATATTAAAATTTGAAGAATATTATTATGAACAAACAAATAATAGAGGTATTTTATCAATGTGTTGTGGTTCTGGTAAAACTCGTACATTTTATGAAATATTAAAAGTGTGTATGAATATATATAATGAAGATTTATTTATTTATACAACATCAAGAATTTTATTAGTGCAAGGAATAGTTCAAGAATTAATTGAATGGTTATATTTTGAAAAAATAGAATTAGATTTATTAATTAAAGTATCTGATTTTAATATTAAAGATATTAAGAAAAATATATTAAGTAAATATAATAATAATAATAATTTTGATAAAACAGATTTTAATGATTATTTTAAAAATTTTAATAAAAATAATATTAAATTAATGGAAACAAATGATATTATAGATATTTTAGAAGCAAGATATATTTTAAAAAAAAGAAAATATTAATTATAACAACATATGATTCAATTGGTTCTATTATTAATTGTATAAATAATTATAATATTAATGAACATATACCAAAAATGATAATACCAAATTTATTAGTATGTGATGAATCACATAATTTAGTTAGTAATGATAATGATTTAAAAATTGCTAAATTATTATTGGAAGAAAATGAAGGTGAAGATGGAATAAAATTTGAACCATCTAAATATTTATTTATGACTGCAACGCCTTTAAAAATTATTAAAAGAAATAAAAATGATGATTTTAAAAATGATGATATTACATATACAATGTCAAATGAAGATAAATATGGTAAAGTATTTTATGAATATACATTTTGTGAAGGTATAAATGATAAATATATTTTAGATTTTGATGTTATTTATTTAACTGATATTGATACAAATGATGAAGATAATAAATTAGCATTAGAAGAATTAAAATATATTGATGATAAACAAGAACAACAAGAAATATATTTTAATATAGTTGCACAATATTTATTAAAAACTATAAATATCTATAATTTGAAACATACATTAGTTTATTTATCAAATAAATCTAAAGTATATTCTTTATATAAAATTTTAAATGATTATATAAAAAAAAATAAATTATCAAATAATGTTGAATATATAATATCAGATCAAAATAAAAAAGAACGAGAATTTAATAAAAATAATTTTGAAACATATGATGGAACATCAAAAATTTTATTGTCAGTTGATATTTTTAATGAAGGTATTGATATTCCAATTTGTGATTCAATTTTATTTGCTGAAGAAAGAAATTCAGAAACAGTTATTGCTCAAAATATAGGTAGAGCATTAAGAAAATATAATAATATTAATTATAATAAACAAAAAGCATATATTATATTACCTACTAAAATTTATACAATTAATAATAATGATACTGTATTTTCAAGTAAATTTAAAAAAATTAGAGAAATATGTGATATATTAAGAGAACCACCAGAAATAAATAATCCTCGTTATTTTGAAAGAAAAACAAAAGGTAATTTTAAAAAATTAAAGAATTTAAATGATGATGAAAATATTAATGAAGAATCCGGTTTAATTGATAATATAATTAGTATTAATGATAATATATATACTAATGATAAACCTAATTTAGATGAAAATATAATAATTAAATGTAATTCAATTTCAGATATTATATTTAATTCATTTGAAATTGAATCAAGTAATGGTAAATTATCAAATATAAAATTAGATATTCTTAAAAAAATAATTCATAAAGAAAAAATTATTGACTTATATACATTACATAAATATGCCAAAGATAATTATGCAATTGATAAACCACATTTATATTATAAGAGTGAATGGATATGTTATGGTGATTTTCTATTTAATAAAGTATATACATATAATGAATCAATTGAAATTATTAAATCATTAAATCTAGATAATATTAAATCTCCTAAAGAATGGATTGAATATTATAATAATTTTATCGATTTAGGATTTAATACTGAATATTCATTATTAAAAGATGATGATAAAAATATTTTAAATAAATTAATTTATATACCATATGATCCAAAAACATATTATTTAACAGATTGGTCAAATGATGAAAATAGTTCTGGTTGGTCTAATTTTTTAGGTAAAGAATTAATAAATAATATAGCTATTGAAATTACTAGTAATAAATCATCAGTTTCAATAAATGCATCTACTAATTTAAAAAATATAATTAATCAAGATAAATTTATAATCAAAAAATTACTTAAAGAAGAATGGCAAACATTTGAAGATATTAAAACTGATATTCAACCTTTAAAAGAATGGTTTGATAAACATTTTTCAATAGATAGTATAATTGAATTACGATTTAGATTAACAAATACTTATGCTTTAAATAATCAAGTTTTTAACATTTATATTAAAAACTTACCATTATCAAAACCACCTATTGTATTAACTTTTAGTTATAAATATAAATATGATAAAAAAATATATACAAATAAAAATTTATTAATAAAAGAAATTAATAGAGATAAAGAAGAATATATTCAAAGAAAAGATATACATAATATTATTGATAATATTAAAGCGGAATTAATGGAAACTATAAATACTTATAAACAAAATTATATTTAATAATAATTATTAATAACTTTTAGAAATAGAATATTTATATTAGTTTAATATAAGAATTAAAAATACATACAATAAAAAAATATTTAAAGAAACCCTCAAATAATCTTTAAATATATTTCTCAGTTTGTAGGAAGACGTATGCCAATGTTATAAATAATATAAGACCAATAATTTCTATTATTGCGTGATATGGTAATTTTGCATATTTCATCATATTTTCACAATTAATTTTTTCATTTATTAAAACTATCCCAAGAATTATTAATAATCCTATTAAATATGGTATAGCTTTTTTTATATAAATTGGATATACATTATAATATGATAATACAATAACAACTGGTAATGTTAAAGCTGTAAAAACCATATATAATTTATTTGGTTGGAAAAATAGATTTATATCAATAATTATAATTAATAATAATATTAAGATTGTATAAATATTAGGATATTTTTTTGTTATTTTTATACTTGCTATTAAAATCATAAATGATAGAAAATACCATATACCATGTATGATATTACTTTGCATTGCCCCGTCTATATGTTTTATATGTGAAAATGTATGAAATATTTCAAATAAAATAAATGCCAAAATCAATAATCTTATTATTAATGTCTTTGCTTTTAAAAAGAAATAAATTAATATTAAACAAGTTATAAAATTTATAAATGCACTAACAGGTTGAGCGATCCAATCTTTTTTATTCGGTTCTTCACAAGTATTAAATGGAAAATAAATATCAGTCATTTCTATTTTTAAAATAGAAATGATAAATGGAACATTAATAAAAATATTAATCATATAACATCACGTAAAATAAAAGAAAATTAAAATATATATATAAAAATTTACTTAAAAAAATGTTTGAGTAAAAAAGAAAATAATATAGATGAAAATATAAAAGAAATAAAATTTATAATAGCTAATAAAATTATTTTAGATAAAAAAGTTGATGATAGTATAATAGATATTAGATATTTTTCATATATATAAAAATGATATTAACAATAATTTTATCTCTAAAATAGCAAGTAATAATATTAAAATTTTTAACTAATAAAGTCATTGAATCATATTGTCCACATTTTCCTATTTGCTATGGTTCATTAGAATGTAATGATAATGATAATGATAATGATAATGATAATAATATAAATAAACGATTAATATATTATTTATTATAAATAATCATTTTTATATAAAGATTATTAATATAAATAAGATGAAATATAATGATTATTGATGATTATTTGAATTATCTTGATGAGTATATCAAGAAATATGGAGAAAATACAATAATTATAATTCAAGTTGGATCATTTTTTGAATTATATGATATTGATGTTAATTCAAGATATTTATATAAAATTGCTGATATTTGCAATATTCAAGTTTCAAGAAAAAATAAATCAATTTTAGAAGTTTCACGTAATAATCCTATTATGTGTGGATTTCCTGTTTATGTTATTAATAAATATATTCAATTAATTTTGCAAAATAATTATACAATTGTTTTAATTGAACAAGTAACAGAACCTCCTGAACCTCAAAGAAAAATAACAGAAATTTTAAGTCCAGCTACTAATATTAATATTAATTCTAAAAAAAGTAATTATATTATGGTTCTTTATTATGAAGAAATTGATAATCTTCTTATTGTTGGTATTACTGGCGTTGATTTAACAACTGGACGTTCATTTATATATGAAAATGCCAGTTCAAAATCAGACCCTCAATATACATTAGATGAAACATATAGATTAATAACTATTTATAATCCATGTGAAATTCTTATTCTTTCTGATAAATTAAATGATAATACAAAAAAACAAATTCTTAATATTATTAATAATAATTCTCTTATTCATCCAAAATGGGATGATTATGAATTAAGTTCTAATATTAAAAAAATAGATTATCAAAATAAAATCTTAGAAAAATCTTTTATTAATAAATCAATGTTATCTATTATTGAATATCTCAATTTAGAAAAATATTCATTGGGTCGTTTAAGTTTCTGTTGTCTTCTCCAATTCGCATATGAACATAATAATGAAATTATTAAAGAATTGCAAATTCCTGAATTGATTGACAATTCTAAAAATTTAGCTATTGAATTTAATAGTGCTCTTCAATTAAATATTATCTCTAATAATAATAATGAAAAACCTTTAATTGATATTCTTAATCGTTGCAAAACTGCATTTGGTTCTCGTATATATAAAGAAAGATTTTTAAATCCAACAAATAATAAACTTGAATTAATTAAAAGATATAATAATATTGAAAATTATTTAATTAATGAAAAATATAAAGATATTAATAAATTTCTCACAAATATTAATGATTTAGAAAGAATTAAAAAAAAAATTTATCTTAAAAAATTACAACCTTGCGAATGGGGTAGTTTTGCATCTTCATTAGAAAATGCTATTGAAGTTTTTAAATTAACTCAACCCGAATTAATTGAAAATGCTAATAATATTATTTCTAGTTATTCTATTTTAAATTTGGATGAATGTTCTAAATATAATACTAAAGATATTAAAACCAATATTTTTAATAGAGGTATTTATACTGATTTAGATATATTAGATGATGAATATAAAAATGCTTATAATAATATTGTTGAAATTGCTAATAAAATAAGTAGTATTAATGATTCAACAGCGAAGATTGATTTTAATGAAAGTGATGGATTTCATATTACAATTACTAAAAAAAGATTTGAAAATGCTTTAAGTAAAAATAAGACATATATGGAAACATTCAAAAAGAAACTTTATAATACTACTAATTCATATAAACTATTTTCAACAGAAATTGATAATTATTCAGCAATTATTCGCAAATCTCAATATGAAATACATTCATTAGTCATTAATTATTATAATAATTTCCTTAAATCCTTTATATTAAATACGGATAAATATTTAGACAATATTATAAAATCTATAATAGATATTGATATATCATGTTGTAATGCTAATAACGCGGTTGAATATTGTTATTATAAACCAACGATTGATTTGACATCATCACAATCATATATAAATGCTGAAAACCTACGACATCCTATTATTGAGAGATTAATAACAGATGTTGAATATATAGGAAATGATATTAATATAAATGAAAATGGGATGTTATTATATGGAATTAATGCATCAGGTAAGAGTTCATTTATGAAAGCAATTGGATTATCTATAATTATGGCACAATCTGGGATGTATGTTCCAGCGGTTAATTATCATTATTATCCATATAATCATATTATGACGAGGATTTGCGGGAATGATAATATTTATAAGGGAATGAGTAGTTTTGTAGTTGAAATGACTGAATTGCGAAATATCATTCAAAGAGCAGATAAACATAGTTTAATTATTGGTGATGAGATATGTTCGGGAACAGAAGCAATATCGGGAGTATGTATAGTAAGTTCAGCAATTAATGAATTGATTAATAAGAAGTCATCATTTATATTCACAAGTCATTTACATGAATTACCATCTATATCATTAATTAAAGATAGAGAAGAATTAAAGATTTATCATATGCATATTGAAATTAGAGATGATAATACAATTATATATGAAAGAAAATTAAAAGAAGGTCAAGGATCTAATATTTATGGTATAGAGGTTTGCAAATCTCTTGATATGCCTAATGATTTTATGAAAAACGCGGAAAAAATAAGAAAAGAAATGATGGGAATTAATGATAAAATTATAGAAACTAAATCATCAAATTATAATTCGTCGATATTTATGGATATATGTCAAATTTGTAATAAAAATAGGAGTAATGAAACCCATCATATTAATTATCAAACATTTAGTAATGAAAAGGGTTATTTTGAAAACTTTCATAAAAACTCTAAACATAATTTAGTTAATATATGTCATGAATGTCATAATAAAGAACATTCGGGAATAATAGATATTCAAGGATATAAACAAACATCACAAGGAATAATTTTAGATATTAAATATAATACAACAGAAGAGGAGAAATTAAAAACTTATATAAAAAGAGGTGTTAAAGATTGGTATTCTAGAAAAGCAAAAAATCATAAATTCAAAATTACAAATATAGATGATATAATAATAATAATAAATAAATATACTAATTCAAAAATTAAAGAAATACCAGAATATTTATATAACTATTTATATGATCCTTCGCTATAATTCTAAAAAAAATATGATTATCTATATATATATTATAATTATATAAATATCTATGTTTATAACAACACCTAAAATGTTGGAACCTACAACAGCATCAGTTGCTATTTATCTATTATCTAAAACAACTACATTAAAGAGAAATATAATTCAAAAAAGACCATTACATTATAAACAAAAATTATGCAAATGGGTATGTAAAAATAAACATACAATTATTGATGTTGGAATTGATGAACTTGCTGATTTCGTATTTGATATAACAAATAATATTCATATAATGCCTAATCCATCATTATTAGTTATTATTTATTCACTACTTTTAATAATTTTTATATGTTTATAATAGAATAAAATTATAAATGTCTTCTTCATCGCAAAAATGGTTTAAAGAAATTGAAAATGAAATAATAAATAGAAATAAAGAATGTAATTCATTAGATGAAATAAAAATATATGAATATGATAGACATGAAATAAATCCATATAAATTAAAAGATGTAAATAAGTTTAAAAGAGATTATACATTTGATAAAAAAAAGAATTGTAGATTAATTATTGATAATATTAAACAAATAACAGATAAAAATAATAGATATTATAAAAATGTATTTACACAAGATAGATGCAATACGACGAATGGTTTTTGGGTTGGTAATACTATAAATAGAAATACAGGTTATGATTCGGGTAATTGTTGGGTTGATGGTGATGATGCAAAATGTGGTAGTTTAATAAAAAATAATAGTATATTACGAAAAAACGATATAAAGAAAGGTAAAATTACATCAAATGATATTGCTAATGCTAAAAAAGAATGTGAGAGAAATGCACGATGTGTTTTATTTAAAGATACTAATATTTATGATTGTATTTCAAAAAGAAAAAAAGAAGAAGCAAATAATCAATTAAAATTATGGTCTGATCCTAAATCTAAATCTAAATCTAAATCTAAATCTAACTTAGAATATAAATTATATAAACTTTATACTGGAAAAAAAGCACCAAAAACATTAGAATTAATAGGAACAGGTAATAGATGTATTGATATTCAAATTGAAAATGATTTAATTAATGAGACAGATAATATAAATACAGTTGATAATATTGATGGTATTAGTGAAAAAATACAGGGAGAACCTTTAAATAAATATGATAAGATTATTAAGAATATTAAAGATGAAGAAGAAAAAATATTATATCAACAGAATTTAATAAGAACATTAGATCCAAATGATTATTCACATATTAAAATATTAAAATCATATTTTAAACAACCAAATAATTTAATATTATTTAAACAATTTAAAAAAGATTATAATACTTATAATGATACTGATGAAAATGTGATGGAAGATTTATATAAATATTATTTCCCAAATATTTTTTTTATAAAAAGTAAATCAATATCTAAAACTATTAGTAAATCAAGTAGTGGAAGTGAATTTTTAAGTAATCCCAATAAAAAAACATTACCATCAGTTCCTCAATCAATTGTTAATAATATATGTAAAATGATTACTAAAAATATGATTAATAAAAAAGGTATGTTATTATGGCATTCAACAGGTAGCGGGAAAACATGTACTGCAACTGCAATAATGGATGGTTTTTGGAAATCATCGAAAAAAATTATTTATTGTAGTTCAATAGATGCATTAGCAAGTAATCCACCATTTAAATTCCATGAATGTGCTATAAACTTATTTAAGAGATTTGATGGTAAATCTTTAGATAATTTACATAATGATTTCAAGAGTAGAAAAATAGAATTTTTATCATTTGCTAAACTTTCAAATCGTATTGTAAAAAAAGTAATTAATTTAGATGATTGTATTTTAATTATTGACGAAGTTCATAATTTATTTAGACCATTAGCAAATCAAAAGAAACAACATGAACATTTAGAGAAATTATTATTATCTAATAAATATCCTAATTTAAATGTTTTTATATTAACTGCAACTCTAGGTGATAATCCTAATGAAATTATGAAACTTTTAAATATTGTTAAAAATCATGATATTCCTGAAATTAAATTTGAAGATATTGAAAATCCAGATATATTTAAGGAAAAAATTAGAGGTATTATTTCATATTTTGATATGTCTAGTGATAATACAAAATTTCCATTAGTTATAGATAATGATCCAGAATATTTACATATGACAGATAAACAATTTGAAAAATATATAATAGCTTATAAAGATGTTAAAGAAACAGCAAAAGATTATGATAAATTATCAAAAGCAAATTCATTAAATAAATATTGGGCTGCAGCAAGAAGATATTCAAATATGCTTTATAATTATGAAAAAGATATATCATTAAATGAGTTTAGTGCAAAATTACCTGCACTTATTCAAAAAGTATTATTATATCCTATGGAAAAACAATATGTTTATTCAGCATTTTATGAAAATAGAGGTTATGGAGGTCATGGTATTTTAGCAATCGCAAAAGAATTTGAAAAATTAGGTTATGAACGATTAACACCATCACAAGCACTTAAAATTGTTGAAAAAGGTGATGATGATACTAATAAAAAACGTCGTTATATTCTTGCTGTTTCTACACAAATGGGAACAAATAAAGGAGAAGAATTAAGTGCAATGGTTAAATTATATAATTCTTCTATGAATAAATATGGCGAATATGTTGGATTATTTTTAGCATCTCAAAATTATAATGAAGGTATCGATTTAAAAGCTGTAAGACATATTCATATATTTGAACCTTTAATAACTTGGGCGAGTGATAAACAAACGATTGGAAGAGCTGCACGTTATTGTTCTCATATTGATTTAGATAAAAATGAATGGAATGTAATAATACATCGTTATATTAGTGATTTACCTGATATAAATGCTAAAAAATCTAGTGAAAAGTATAGTAATGTATCGTTTAATGGTATTAAAAGAGAATTGGAAGAATTACTTTCAATTAATTATAAACAATTGATTAAAGATAATAAAGAAAAGATTAAAGATAATGCTAAAAAACTTAAAATCTTAAATAAAAATCCTGATAAAAATAGTGATGAAATTAAATTAATTGAAATTGAAAATGAAAGATTATTAAATAATGTTAAAGATATTACAAGTGATGAAATTAAAAATAAAGAAAGAATAAAAAATCTTAAATTAGAAATTAAGAAATTAGAGAAAAAGGAAAAAGCAAGAGAAAAGGCAAATGAGAAAAAAGCAGCAAAAAAAGGTAAGAAAATAGATGCTACCGATGTTATTAATATTGATGAGTTTATATATAAACAATCGCGAGAAAAGATGAAGCAAATATTAACATTATATCAATATATGAAAGAAGCAGCAATTGATTGTCAAGTTCTTAATGATTTTCATAAAAGTGGTAATCAGATAATTGATTGTCATAAATATTAAAAAATGACAATCAATTATTTGATTATCGTTTATGCCATTCGAGAATTTAAAAAAACAACACATAAGTGATATTAATGAAATAAATGACAGAATTATAAATGAAATATGTTATAATACAATTAATGAATTATCAGATAATAAATTAATAAATGAATATAAAAAATGCAAATCTGTAATAAAAGAGATTAAATTATTAGAAAATATTTTATTAAAATATGTAGATAATAGTATTATATATGATATAATAGATGAATACATTTATAATATTATACCAGCGGGAACAAAAGGTGTAATTAGAGGTAATAAATTTAATTATATTGTTAAAAATTATATTAAAAAAATACAATTAGATATTGAAAGATTTGATATTTTTTTTGAAAAGAAATGCAATTTATATTTAACTACGGAAATACCTGATTGGTATATATTAGATAAAACAAGTAATAGAATTATAATAGGTATGAATCAATTAGATATATGGAGTGGAGGGCAACAACTTAATCGAGGTTATAAATATATCGATGATAATAAACATAATACAAATAATAGTAAATTATTATGTGTTATATGTAATAAAATACAATTTAAAAATAAAAATAAAGCATATAAACTATTTGAAATAGGATTTAGAAATAATACATTATGTTATTTAAATAATTTAGAAAATATTATTAAATCATATTTTCAGTTATTAAAGGATTAAGTTTAAATATTAATTCTTGTTTTGATATTGATTTTGGTCCTACGGTATTATTAAAATCAAATGATATTTTAGATATTATTTCAATATTATCATTTATAGATTTATTATTTAAAAACTTTATAAAATAATGTGATTGAATATTTTTATCTTCTATTTTGATATCTATTTTACCAGCATTAACACCTACACGACGAAATGAAATATCTGGATTATCTGTTTTTTTCACAAATATATAACTTATTGGTTCTAATATTTGAGTTTTAATTCTATTATATATTTTTTTTTCCCATATTTGAAATATACATGGAACATCATATTCATTTTCATTTACTAAAAATGATTTATCTGGTAAATCTATTTCAAATATAAGATGATATTTTAATGGAAATTTATTTTTTAAACTATCCTTTTTAAAACTTTTAGGTAAAATAAAAGATAAACTATTACAAAATAAACACGATTTTTTTATAAACTTAATAACAGTTGATGATTGACGACCAAATGGTGGATTACCAATTATATGAATAATATTATTTTTATATTTACTATAATCATATAATAAATAATCTTGTTTAATTATTTCATCATTCTCTGGTTCAATATCATAAAAAATGTAATTATTAGTTAATGATTTAATCCCATTTATAAATGCACCATTACCAGCACTAGGTTCTATAATTAAATCAGTATCATTTATTTTTATATTTGTTTTAACATAATTTAAACATAAATCAACAATAATGTCTTTTGTATAATATTTATCAATTATATTACGTTTTAATCCAGTATTCATATTATATTTATATTATTATTTAATAAAAATCAATTTTTAAATATTCTAATATGTCATTATTATAATACCTATTATAACAATTAAAAATCCTATAAAGATATTAAGAGATATTTTTTCATTTAATATTAAAATTGCTAATAGTAATGTAATTATTGGATAACATCCTGTTATTATAGTAAATATAGAAATATTAGAACTTTTTTTTATAGCATAATAAAATAATAATTGAGTTGTAAATACAACAATAATAACATAAATAATAATTAATAATAATACCTGTATATTTATTTTTGATATTTCTATGAATATTTTTGAATGTTCGTTGAATAATAATGAATAACATAAAGCACAAATAAATAATATAAATGTTGATAATAATATATATAATTCAAATGATATATTATTATTTATTACTAATAATTTATATGTAATTGGTGATAGACCATATAATATAGCTATTGATATAGCAATCAATATAATTTGAATTTCAAGTTTAATATATGAAATCATATCTATTTTATTATATAGATAAGTATTAAAATATGGTAGTTATATATGATTGTATTATTATAGGTGCTGGTCCTGCTGGATTAACATTTGCAACATTAGCAGATAAAAATGAAAATATACTTTTAATTGATAAAGATGATGTTATTGGAGGATGTCATAAAGTTAATAGACAAAAATATGAGAATGAATATTATTTTTGCGAGCATGGTCCTAGAGTATATTTTAATAATTATGTAAATCTAATGATGATATTAAATACAATAGGTTTAAAGTTTAATCAAATATTTAAAAAGTTTAATTTAACATTTATAGAAATATTAAATGAAATAAATAAAAATAATTATTTTTCGATTAGAGAAATATTTATAATCATTAAAGATTTTATGACTTTAATGATTAATTCTAATTATAAAAAAAATGTTTCTATGAAAAATTATATGGATGATAATAATTTTACAGATAAAGCTAAAAATTATATTGATAGAATGTGCAGATTAATGGATGGCGGTGATAGTTCTAAAATATCATTTCATACATATTTTAATATTATAAGTGAAACTGTTTTATATAATATCTATCAACCTTCTAAACCATTAGATGAAAGTTTATTCTTTTTATGGAAAAAATACTTAAAGAAACGCAATATTACCTTTAAATTAAAAACAGGATTAAAAAGAATAATTGAAAATACAGAGAATATTACCAAAATTGAAACTGATAATAATGAAATCATACAAACAAAGAAATTAATATTAGCATTACCGCCTGAAAATTTAATTAAGATATTATCAAATTCATCAGATAATATTAAAAACTCATTCATTAATTTTAATTCTTTAAAAACATATTCAAAAAATACTGAATATAATGAATATATATCTATTTCTTTTCATTGGAATTTCAAGGTTGATATTAATACGAAATTATATGGAATGTATAGTAATACTGAATGGGGTATTGGTGCAATTGTATTAAGTGATTATATGACTTTTAAAGAAAGTCAATCGATAACTGTTATAAGTTGTGCTATAACTATTACAGATGCAAAAAGTAAGAATATTAATAAAACAGCAAATGAATGTAATGATAAAAATGAATTAATTGATGAAGTATTTAGACAATTAAAAGTTATTTATAATGATTTACCTGTACCAACATTAGCTTTTATAAATAATAACTATTTAAATAATGAATGGAAATCAAATGAAACTGCGTTTATTAAAACATCTAATTATGATTATTATATTAAACCTCATAATAATAAAAATATATATACATTAGGAACTCATAATGGTTATGCTAAAGTTCATTTTACTTCTATGGAATCAGCAGTAAGTAATGCTATAAAACTAGTTAATATTATTTATAATAAAAATTATAATATTAAAAGACCATATAATATAAGAGATTTATTAATAATTATTATAATATTTTTAATAATTATTGCAATTGTTAATTTATATATTTTTAAATAATAATACAATATATATAATGTCTGAAAAAGATGATGAAGTTATTGTGTTAATAGAAGATAATAATATGAATAAGTTTAATATTCAAAGCGATTTAGTTAATGTTGTTAATTCACCTTCTTGTTCTATGGAAAATAAAATATTAACTTTATATGAATTTAATGATAAAAAAAATACTGAATGTCAAACTGTAACTAGTGATATTGATTATGATATCAATTATAGAAAAGAAAAATTATTAAAAAATATTAAAGATAATAAACGTAAAATAACAACTTCATTATATATAATTTCGGCAAAATATGATTTGATTTATTTTAGATATAATAGAATATCATTATTAATATTAATAATTTCTACAATAACTACATTTATTGAAGCAATACGATTAACTTTAATTAATTATCAAAATGATAATAAAGAATCTGAAATGAGTTTAATAATATCTAAAGATACTATAACATTAATTATTAATCTTTTTTCATTAGTTTTAGGAACTTTATTAACTATATTAAGTTCAATTGTTAAATTTAGAAATTATAGAGAAAATATGGAAAAACTTAAAAATATTCATGATATTTTATTTAATTATAAAAATTTATATAATAAACAAAAAGATTTAATTGAATATTTTACAATATCTAATAATTTAACACCAGAATTATTTGATAAATTAGTTGAAAATGTCGAAACTTATAATAAAGAAATTAAAGATATTAATATTTTTGAAAATATTAGAATTAAAGATATTATTAAATTCAATCGCATTAAAGTTAATCATGATATTGAACTTAAAAAATTAACTAATAAAAGAGATTTAGAATTCCTTAAATTAACTATTGAAGCTACTAAAAATAAAATTATATATAATGCTGAAAAAATGGAAACACAAAATAATCTTAATATAAAAAAAAATACTTGTTTTAAATTTTAATTTGAATATGCTAATCCTCCCATTCCTGAAAGGATACGAAGCACATTATAATTTACAGTATATATATAGATAGTTCCATTAACTGTTGATGCTAATGATAATACTGCTGTATCAATACGAGACATATTTAAAGTTCCAGAAGGTTGATGTTCTTCGGGTTTTATAGCAAATGAATAAACATTAATACCACTATTAAAAACATCAGGTGTATTTTCATGATGTTGATAAGGTTGAACTAATGAAAAATATTCTCCTGTACGTTCTGTAAAACGGTCATTTCCATTTAATTGTATTTTAGCTAATGATACTGGATTGCTTCCTATAATATAATTATTATCAGTATTACGTGTTGAAAAATTATTCCAATATGGTGCTGCAACTAATCCTGTTGTTGCAGCATCAGGTCTTATTACCCATATTAATTCTTTGCATGGATGATTAAAATTCATGCGAATACTTTTTAATGATGTAGTTGAACTACTACCAGAAACTGTATCAGTTCCAGTAAATTGTAATTGTTCTATTAAATATTCATGTGATAATTGAGCAAAGCGGCGACGTTCATCAGTATCTAAAAATATATAATCAACCCATAAAGCAGCATTTGATAATGTTATTGAAGAAGTTAATCCTAATAGTTCATTATTCTTTTTAAAACCAGATATTGATGTTGAACCATTACTACCAGTTAATAATCCTGCTTTATCAGAATAATTATCATCATTATCAACCATATTTGATGATGATTCAAATTCTATATTTATTTTTACTTCGTGATATTGTAAAGCAATAAGTGGAAGTGCTAAACCAACATTACGACAAAACCAAAACTCTAATGGAACATAAACAGAATAACTTTGCTGAGCTTCTAATATTATAGAACGATTATATTTATCACCACCAACCATTAATTTATAACCATCGCGTTTTCCTTCTGGTAATGAAAGTTCATTCCATATATATAACCATTCCGAGTAATGTTTATCAATACGTTGTCCACCTATTTCTAATTCAATAGTTTTTAATAATTTAAGACCAAAATATGGAACAAGCGCAATTGCATTATTAACATCAGTTGTGGTGTCATTAACTGAGTTTGTATTAGTTATAGTTCCTACGAAATAAACACGATTTATTAAATCACCATTACGAGTTATTTGACAAGTTACACGAGAACCTAGTGTTGTAGAACCATTAAATGTTTGTTCTATTGCTTCTAATGCAAAATTAGTATGACGACGATAAGCAACTTTAAAAAAAGTTATTTGAGGATTGCCGGTTAAATAAACATCCTGAGCACCATAAGCAACAAGTTGAAGAAGACCACCACCCATTTATGCTATATTCTTTATACTATAATAGGAGAAAAAAAATGTATAATATTTAATTTGAATATGCTAATCCTCCCATACCTGAAAGAATACGAAGAACATTATAATTAACGGCATACACATATAAATTATAACTAGAAAGAGTATAATTATTACTTACTGGTGATTCTAATGTTAAATTAAGGACAGCAGTATCAATACGAGACATATTTAAAGTTCCTGATGGTTGATGTTCTTCAGGTTTTATAGCAAATGAATAAACATTAATACCAGCATTTGATGGTATATTTTCATGATGTTGATAAGGTTGAATTATATTGAAATATCGTCCTGGACGTTCAGCAAATCTATCATTACCATTTAATACAAGTTTAGCACTTTTGATAGGATTAAATGGTAATCTATTAGAGGCGGTTTTAGAATTATCATAATTAATATTAGTTTGCATTAATGATATATTTGTAGTTGAAGCGTTATTATTATTATATAATTCATCATATGAATCTCTATTATCTTTAGCTGAACCTGAGTCAGCACCTAATTCTGCTGAAGATGTAGTATAATTAAACCAATTAGCACCTGTATTATTACTAATAAACCATATTAATTCTTTACAAGGATGATTAAAATTTAATTTAGGTTTTATATTTGTGGATGATATAGATTCTTCACCTGTAAATTGTAATTGTTCTATTAAATATTCGTGAGATAATTGTGCGAAGCGTCGACGTTCATCAGTATCTAAATATATATAATCAACCCATAGAGAAGCAGTAAATGTATCTCCATCAGCAGTACCATTCATACATTTATCACGAGATTCAAAATTAATATTAACTTTAACTTCATGATATTGAAGAGCAATTAATGGAAGAGCAAGACCAACATTACGACAGAACCAGAATTCTAATGGTATATATAATGTTTTATCTGTAATTGTATCACCTCCATAAGCACCAACCATTTCATTATATCCATGACGTTTTGATTTAGGTAATGAAAGTTCATTCCATACATATAACCAATGAGAATAATGTTTATCTATACGTTGACCACCAATTTCAATTTCTACATAATTTAAAAGACGAAGACCAAAGAAATTATAATAATTAGTTCCTTTTAATCCTTTAACTTGTAAATACATTCGATTTATTAAATCACCATTGCGAGATATTTGACAAGTTACACGTTGACCGAAACCAGGATTTCCATTAAATGTTTGTTCTATTGCTTCTAATGCAAAATTAGTATGACGACGATATGCAACTTTAAAAAAAGTTATTTGAGGATTGCCGGTTAAATAAACATCCTGAGCACCATAAGCAACAAGTTGAAGAAGACCACCACCCATTTATGCTATATTCTTTATACTATAATAGGAGAAAAAAAATGTATAATATTTAATTTGAATATGCTAATCCTCCCATACCTGAAAGAATACGAAGAACATTATAATTAACAGCATATATATTAATATTACCACTTATAGCAGATGCTTGAGTTTTAACATCTAAAACAGCAGTATCAATACGAGACATATTTAGAGTTCCAGAAGGTTGATGTTCTTCAGGTTTTAATGCAAATGAATAAACATTTATACCACGATTTAGAGGAATATTTGTGTGATGTTGATATGGTTGAACTAAATTAAAATAAGTTCCATCACGAACATTAAAACGATCATTACCATTTAATTGTAATAAACATGTGTTAAACGGATTTACAAAATTATTAGTTGTATAGGGTAATATATTATCAATAATACCAGCTTGTAAATTACTGTTTACAATATTATTATTAGATGTTCCTAAATAATAATTGCTTGTATCAGCAATTATTGAAATATTTGGTTCAGCGAATGCTGTTGAATTATCAGGAAGTGAATAACTGCCGCCACTTAAATTAGCATTATAATTATACCAATGTCGTGGAAGGGTAGGTGTTAATTTAGCGACCCATATAAGTTCTTTGCATGGATGATTAAAATTAAGTTTAACACGTGTTGATTGAGATAATGTTTCTTGTCCGGTAAATTGTAATTGTTCTATTAAATATTCATGGGATAATTGGGCGAATTTGCGACGTTCATCAGTATCTAAATAGATATAATCAACCCATAAATTAGCATCTGATAATTTAGTAGCAGTTGCGGTTGATGAGGCACCACTAGAAGTTACTACACAGCAATTTTTAAAATCTTCGAATTCAATTTTAATTTTAACTTCATGATATTGGAGAGCAATTAATGGAAGAGCAAGACCAATATTACGACAGAACCAGAATTCAAGTGGAATAAATAATGTGGTTTCTTTTGTAAAAACATCATTATCAGCACCAACCATTCTATTCCATGCATCTCGTTTTCCACGAGGTAAAGATAATTCATTCCATATATATAACCAATCTGAATAATGTTTATCTATTTGTTGACCACCAATTTCAATACTCACAGATTTTAATAATCGTAATCCAAGATAATTAACATAAGAATTATTTGAAGGTGCTGCAGGAACTTTAACTTGTAAATAAGTTCGATGAATTAAATCACCATTACGAGATATTTGACAATAAACGGTATTGCCGAAATCTGGAATACCGCTAAATGTTTGTTGTATTGCTTCCATAGCAAAATTAGTATGACGGCGATATACAACCTTGAAAAAAGTTATTTGAGGATTGCCGGTTAAATAAACATCCTGAGCACCATAAGCAACAAGTTGAAGAAGACCACCACCCATTTATGCTATATTCTTTATACTATAATAGGAGAAAAAAATATATTGAATAAGATATATAAAAGCATATTCGCATTTTTTATTATTATATGTTTAAGGATAAAACATCTAAAAAACGATTTCAAAATGTTGATATAAATAAAGATTTATCAACATTAGATGCGATGCATACAAAAATTATAAATAATTATAGTAAAAAAATATTGGATGATATAAATTATAAAGAAAAGATAATTAATTTAGAAAATAAATATAAAAATATAAATAATGAAATTATTAAATATAATAATGAAAATATAAAGAATGATAATTTATATAATAATTTATGGAATAGTAATATTATAATTAAAGAAGAATTAAAAAAAATTAGAGAAGAAATAAATAATATTAATCATTTTGATGAAATTGAATATTATGAGAATACAAGTGATATATTATTTAATTATTATGAAATGTTAGAAAAACAATCTCAAATTAATTGCAATAATTGTAATAATAATAAATATAAACCAAAATCAATATTAGAATCATTTAATATTATAAATGATGAAATAAAAGATGAAATAAAAGATGAAATAAAAGATGAAATAAAAGATGAAATAAAAGATGAAATAAAAGATGATAGAATAATTGAAAAAAGCGATTTAGTAGATAAATATTTAGCAATAACAAATAAATATCATATTAAAAAAATTGAATATGAATCAACTGAAATATGTCGTAAATGTAATATACCTTTAATATGTTTACAACAAGATGCAATAATGATATGTGATAATTGTGGATATCAAGAATTATTATTAGTAGAACAGAATAGACCAATATTAAAACAAAATACAAAAGATACATCACATTTTAGTTATAAGAGAATTAATCATTTTAGGGAATGGTGTAATCAGGTTCAAGGAAAAGAAAGCACGGATATTCCAAATGATATATTTGAAAAAATACTAAATGAAATTAAAAAAGAAAAAATAATGGATACAAAAAAAATAACATATTCAAAAATGAGGGAGATATTAAAACGATTGCGAATTAATAAATATTACGAACATATTAATTATATAATTAATCGTATTAATGGTATTCCAACCCCTCAATTTTCAACAGAATTAGAAGAAAAATTATGTTCCATGTTTAAGGATATTCAGGCGCCGTTTTTGAAACATTGTCCCAAAGATAGAAAAAACTTTTTATCATATAGTTATGTTTTATATAAGTTTTTTCAAATATTAGGATTAAATGAATATTTAAAGTTCTTTCCTTTATTAAAAAGCAGAGAAAAATTATACGTTCAGGATCAAATATGGAAAAAAATATGCGAAGAATTAAATTATAAAATTATTCCATCGCTTTAAAATCCATTAGGGAAACCAACAAGACGGAAACCAGCACCTAGACCAACACCTTGACGAGCACCAGCAGATATTGAAGGAGATAGTAAATCAAAGATAGAGAATAAGCATGCTGCTGTTAGAGCAATCATCCATATTTCATTAAATTGTAATTTTTGCTTCGGTAAAACATAAGCAGCAAGTGCAACAACTATTGCTTCAATCGCATATTTAAGAATACGAATTAAAGCTTCCCATATATCAAAACTATAAGTTGGTTGATTCATATTATATACTAATATAATAATATATTTTTTTATAAAATGATATAAGATTTTTATTTTATATATATTATATAAAATGGAAGAAGTATTTGTATCAACAAAAGAAAAAGATTATTTAGATGAAGATAAACCAATCCGTGGACAAAATTATTGTCTTATTTCTTTCTTAAGTCCTGAAGATATTTTAAAAGATAAAGAGGTTTATTATTTTTCACGATTTATTGATAATTTTGGAAAAGATATGAAAACACTTTTAGATGGTCTTGAGGCAAAATATCCAGATTCAGCGGAATTAATGAAAACTATTCGTTCTAATCATGAATATATTTTTAATCATAATGAATTAGATAAGCAATATAAGTTTTTTAAGGATACTAAATCAGGAGAAATTGAAACAGATTTTCACAAGGAAAATAATTTTAGAACTTCTATGAGAGGAATTAAAGTCCGTGGTGTATTTGATACTATGGAAGAAGCAAAAACACGTAGCGAGTTTATTAAAAAATGCGATAATAAGTTTGATATTTATATTTGTCAAGTTGGATGTTGGTGTCCATGGTCTCCAAATCCAAATGATCTAAATGATATCGAATATTCAGAGACACAACTTAACACTCTAATGAAACAATATAAGCAAAATATGGCAAATAAAGATGACTTATTTGAACAACGACGAGCAAATGCTGTTGCTAGTTCAAATAATAGCACTGATATTGTTGAAAGTTTAGCAGAAGAAGATCCATGGACTTCAGCAAAGAAAAACGAGGAAGTGAAAGAGGAAGTGAATGAAGAAACTGTTTCTAGAACAATGAGTGAATAATTATTTTTATTATTTATTAGATATATAATAAATGAAATCAATTGCTATATTTATATTATTTATAGGTGTTGTATTAGTTATAAAAAGTTATTATGAATTAAAATATTCTAAAATTAATACACCAAAAACAGTTATTAAATATATTCCAATAAGTCAATATGAGGAAACATTAACGGATAGTGAAAAATTGAGTGAATTCTATAAAGGTATGTTTGAATTAACACAACCTAATATATATGACGCAAAAAAAATATAATTAATAAATATAAAATATGAAAGAAGATAATATAATATATTTAGGTAATTTATTAATTGATAATATTAATTCAAATACTGATTTAAAGAAAATTAAATTATTAAATGAGATAACTAAATATAAGAAAAATAAAGATATTGAGAAAAATAAGGAAATGAAACAAATTGATATATATATGAATACATATAATAAACCTAGAATATCAAATAATAAGAAATATGAAGCATATTTTAAAGAAAGAGAAATATTATATAATAAATGGTATATATCTAAAAATATCAAAGATTTATATGAATTATTAGCATTAAAACCCCCTGAATATGTGGAAATACCTGAAATATATACATATCATAAAACTTATCAAAAATGTTCATCTGTTTCATAAAATACAAATGATGATATATAAGTTATAAATGATATTATTTTATTTATAATATTTACTAATATTAGAACAAATGATTTTATAGTATTATATATATGTAATGGAAATTCTAATAAATATAATATAACATTAAATAGATTTAATATTAATGAAATTATAGGATTTAATATCATCCCAAAAAAATTAACAAATAATCCACCTGGATTATAATACGCCATTTTAGCATTAAAAATTATATATAAGATTACTATTATTGCAACAATAGCAAATATATAATAAAAATATTGGAAAAATAATGTAAAACACCATTTTATACCAATAATTAAAGTAATTACAGCTTCAATTACAAATTCAAATATAAATTTTATTATATAAACAATACCATTAAAAATACCTGTAAATTGCATAATAATTCTATAACAATAATATTTATTATTTATTAGAAGATAAATGGTTGAACGAGTATTTAAGTTTAATTTTTTTGCGTTTATTATTGCTTTTGCTATAGGTATGTTTTATGTTTATATTGCAACACCTAAACCTAAAATTGTAATAAAATATCCTACGCCATATAATGCAAATAGAATTGTTTATAAAAATGAAAATGATGTATGTTATAAATATTTAGCAGAAGAGGTTAAATGTAATGATAAAGCAATAGAACAACCATTAATTTAAAAAAGTAAACTTAAATTAGATAATATGATAGATACTAGAAATATGATAGACCGGTTATTTTATAGTAGTATGGGACAATTAATAATAAGTGCTTTATTTGGATTATCATTAGCATTATTATTTAATCGTGTATGTAAGGAAAATTGTGTTTTATATTTTGCTCCTAAATATGATGATATTGATAATAAAATATTTAAATTAGAGGATACTTGTTATAAATATAAAACAATTAATGTAGGATGTAATGAAAATCCAATATATGCGTATAATGGTTCTATAAAACCATCTAATCAAATTGAAGATAAATGGTTTTTTGAAAAAATATTTGCGTAAAACTTATATATATATATATAATTTATATATGTATAATATGCAACAAAGTCAAAATAATATGATTACATCGATTGAAAAAATACCATTAAAACAATCAGTAAATAATTCAAATAATGATGATTTAACTGATCCAATGGTTAAAGATGTATTAAATGAATTTGAAAAAGAACTTTCATTACAAGAAAAACAATCTAAATATGTAATTAATGATCAACCACCACTGCAACAACAGCAACAGCAACAACAATATCAACCATCACCACAGCAACAATATCAACCACCACCATTAGTAATAAAAAAACAAGACCCTATATCTAAAAATTATATAGATAATGAATTAATAACAAAAGCATTTATTATATGTATAATTATTGCAATAATTATAAATCCATATATATATGATACTTTGATTAGTAAAATACCAGAAAATATTTCAAATATTTTTATTTCATATAATTATATAATAAAAATAATAATATTATTTATTGTAATATACGGCATGATGTTTTATAATTTAATTTAAGATATAGATTCATAATCGCTATAAATCTTAAAATTATTATCGAATGCTAAATAATTTGAATTATCTGTATTAAGTCCTTGAATACCATAAAAATTATCATTCTTAATTTCTAAATTATAATTTTCCTCATTATAAATATTATTTTGTGCTGATTTTAATAATTCATTTGATATATGCGGAATTATTGTGCAATTTTCATCAGTTGTATTAATTTCTTGCATATAATGATTTGATATTTCAGGTTGTATAGAATAAGGTTTTGGTATAATATCATTAGATGAAATATCATTATTTAATAATGAAAATCCATTAAATGATGGTAAATTAAATGTTGATGAATATTTATTATTTATTTTTTTTTGATAATATTTAAAATATATTACTAAAAATATTAATCCTACTAAAAAACCTATAATTTCATCAACAACTAATATTAAAAATATCACAATTATGCCAATTATTAATTGATTTGTTGGAGTATGAATTATAATAGGTAAATTAAAATCTACTATAATTACGAATATTAATAATAATATTAATAAAGTTCTAATTATATATATAGTCATCTATTTATAAATTATATATAAAAATTAAATTGATATTATTTAAATGTCGCAATATATGACTTCTTTAAGTTATAGAGGTTATGGAATAAAAAAAACAAAGGATAATGAAGAATTAATTAATAAAATTAAGAAAGAATTATTAATAAGTCCTAAATATTTTTCAAATTCATTTGCTTCAAATGGAAATAAAGAATATCCAATTTATTTAGAAAGTGATAATAAATTATATATTCCTAAATGTTATGGAATTGAAAAATATGGATTTCCATTAGATGATAATTTAAGTACAGGCGTTGATTGTCCTTTATTAAATTTTAATGGAAAATTACGAGATATTCAACAGGAACCGATAAATGCATTTATAGATAATGTTACTAATAAAAAGAAATTAGGTGGAATTATCAGTGTTCCATGTGGATTTGGTAAAACGATTATGGCAATATATGTAGCATGTTATTTTAAAAAGAAAACATTATTTATATCTCATAAAGATTTTTTAAACGAACAATTTATCAATAGTATTAAACAATTTGTTCCAGACGCAAGAATTGGAAAAATTAAACAAAAAATAATTGATGTAGATAATAAGGATATTGTTATTGCAACATTACAATCTTTAGCTATGAAAGAATATGATAATAAAATATTTAATGATTTTGGTTTAGTAATTATTGATGAATGTCATCATATAGCATCTGAAGTTTTTTCAAGAGCATTTAGAAAAATGAATATTAGAATTAGTTTAGGTTTATCTGCAACCTTAAATAGAAAAGATGGTTTAAGAAAAGTATTTGAATGGTATTTGGGAAAATCAGTTTATAAAATGAAAACTAATGAAAAAGAATGTAATATGATTGTAAATATTCATAAATATTTTGTGCATGATTTGAATTATAGCAGTATAAAAACAATGTATAATGGTTCTATAAATATGGTTTCTATGGTTAATAATATTTGTAATTATAAACCACGAACTATTTTTATAATTAATTTATTAATTGATATTTTAAAAAAAGATAATGATAGAAAAGTTTTAATTTTATCTGAAAGAAAAAATCAATTAAAAGATATTGAAGAATTAATTATATTAAATAATATTGCATCTTCATCTTATGGATATTATATAGGCGGAATGCGTATGACTGATTTAGATATTTCAGCAACTAAACAAATTATTTTAGCTACTTATCAAATGAGTAGTGAAGGTTTAAATATTCCTACATTAAATACAATTATATTAGCAAGTCCTATTAGTGATATTCAACAATCTGTTGGACGAATATTACGAGAAAAAAAATCAGAAAGAAAATATATTCCATTATGTATAGATATTTATGATGATTTTTCAATATTTAAATATAAAGGTAATAAAAGAATTAATTATTATAAATCTAATGGTTATTCTGTAAATACATATATAGATAATGAATTAGTTTCAACAAATAATGATGAAGATAATGATGAAGATAATGATGAAGATAATGATAATAATGATAATAAAAAGAAATGTTTATTTATTAATGATGATGATTAATATCATTCTCTAACAGTTTCAATATTAATATTAATATTTTTAATATCTAAATATTGATAATTATTTTTACCGAATGCTCGTGAAATACCAGTATCACAATACCATATTTGATTATCTTTTAATAATATCTTATCATATGAAGTATGACCTAGAAACATATAAGTAATATTTAATTCCTTAAATAATTCTTGAGTAGATATTTTATCATTCTCTAATCTATTCCATAAAATACCATTAGAACCAATAATTATTTCATCAATAATTTCTTTATCTTCTATATTTATTTTTTCATTTTCTAAATAATTTCTCCACAATTCATTTAGATAAAATATATCTTTATTATGTTTTTTTAAAATATTTAAGTGATTTATATTTAATTTTGCATGACAAAATAATAAATCATCTATTTTAAATATTAATGGTCTTTTTGCTAATAATAATGCAATTGAACCTTTTGGTTTAAATAATTTTATTCTACTATCACATAAACTATTTTTAGATACATATGAAAAATCACCTATTACATTCATTAATTCATGATTTCCAATTAGAGATATACAATAACCTCCTTTAGCACGTGCAATTAGATTTAAATGTTCCGTAAAATATATCATTTCATAGTCTTTTAATACTTCCCATTCAATATTTGTTAATCTATTTAAACTATCTATTTGGTCTCCTAATTGAATTATAATTGTTTCGGGTGGTTCAGCAATCCATTCCAAATCATTATTAATAATTTTAGCATTAACTAAAATATTTTTAAATCTTCTAATATCACCATGAATATCTCCAATTACTATAATTCTTTTATGTGAAGGTAGTTCATAAATATATTGATTATACATTTATGATTTTAATTATAATATTATTTTAAAATAAAAACAAAAATAAATATTCGTTATTATATAAATTTATCCATATAAATCATTTATAATTTTTTTTATTTCTTAATTTACTCTTTATACTATACTATAAATACTTAATTAATCTATTTATATTTATTCCATATTTTTTGAATATTTATAATGATTATATTTTATTACAAAATGCTTACCTTTATTATACTATAACAACGATTTTGCTATTGCGTAATGATTTTATGTGTTTTCATTCAATATAAATAATATCTATAATTTATAATTTAAATTGTTTTTTTTCATAAAAAAATGATTTATTAAAATTGAAATAAAATAAAAGATGAATAAAACAATATATAATACTGATATTTCTGGATTAGCAAATATTAATGATTTTTATGAGAGTTCATTAATAAAAAATTGGATTAAATTAATATCAACAGATAAAACTATTCCATTTCAGGAATACAATAGAAAAGAACATTTTATTTTAATAGCAGATATAGTTTTAGATAATGAATTATTTACATCTGGAAAAAAACAAGGAAATAAAAAAAGGAATACTTTAATTCAGTTTATTCCAACAATTTCAACAGATGTGTTTAATAAAAAAACTGAATGGTTATATTTAATTGTAATTAATGATATGATTGTTAAAATAGGCGGAACAAGAACAGGACTTAAAGGAAGGGTAGCATCTTATCTTTGTGGTCATCATATAGAAGAAAGAGGAAAATCAGGCAATTGTTCTAAAACAAATGCTTTTATTTATAACACACTTGTGTTTTACTTGAATTTAGGTTGCAAAATTCAAATGTATGGATATGAATTACCAAAAACAGAAATTACTATTGAAATTTTCGGTAAAAAAATAAAAATAACCGCACAAACATATCATGCTTACGAAAGCACATTTTTGGAAGATTATAAAAAAAATTATAATGAATATCCAATATTAAGCGACAATTGCGATCCTGATTATAAATTATCATGAATATATTCAATTTCTTCTTTTTCAATATTAAAATAATTATATAATTCTTCGTGATTTCCAGAATATTCTATAGTTGGAATAGGAAAATTTTGTAATATTCTTATATTATTAAAATTTCCCCAACGGCAAATATTATTTATAAATACATATAATGGATGTTGTAATATTTGTAAATATTTTTTTGCTTGTTCCTCATTAGAACATATTATAAATACAATTGATTGTGTCATTCCGCAATTATCGATAAATACATTATATTTATCAGTTGTTGATATAAATACTTTATATCCTTCTTGAAATTTATGAGGTCTAGATGAATACACAATTTGACTTGGTGTATGAATTAATTTGTATTTGAAAATATCTGTTTTTTCATCACTAATAAATTCAGCTTTAGTATATTTATGTAAATCACTACTGGTTTTAATTTGAAATTTTGGTAGTGCTTTATTATCAATTGTTTTTGATAATATATTTTGAACCATTTGATTATATAATAATGGAATATATTTACGTTGTTTTGATATGACTGAACTAACATATTCTTTTTTCTTCCATATTCCAGAAACATTAATATTTTTATAGAAAGCACAATTTTGAATTATATACCAAGTAAAACTTGAACCTATTTTTTTGAAATATTTTTTTGCAGTATGTATATCTAAATGAATTATTTGTAATGCTGTAATTATTTCAATTAATATATTTCTATCAGCATAAGACATCCAATTATCAGGTGTAATAAATAATAAATAACCATTAGGTTTTAGCTGTGATAATGCTTTTTCGATAAAATCCTTAATTAAGTTATGATTTTTAGATGCTCTTTTACCATTTTCTAATAATTTTGCATATGGTGGATTAGCAACAATTAAATCATATTTTTTATTATTATTATATCTAATAAAATCATGATTAGTTATTTGTAAATTGTATTTTTCATTACAAAATACATTACGCACATTTTCTAATCTATTTTCATTAATATCATTAAATTCTAATATTTTTTCTAATATTGTTTTTATATCATGATATTTTAATAATTCAAATGTAATAGGAATACTGAAATTTCCATTACCACAACATGGGTCTAATATAGCTAAATCACTTTTTTCCCATAACTCATTTGGTATTTTACTTATCATTTCACTTATGCAATCAATCGGCGTAGGTTCATCATTACTTGATTTATATGTGCTTTTATTAGTATTTAATATTTCATCATAATATTTTTTTAATTCATTAAAAGTTGATGTATCAATTGTTATTTTTTCTTCAACTGTTTTATTAATTAAATCTTTAAATTTGTTATTATTAACACATGGAGTTTTTCTTTTTTGATGTTTAATATAATTAGATTTATTATTAAACTCTTTACCACATTTTTCACAACTAATTTTAGACATTTTAGACTTATATTGTAATATTTATAATATAAATCAATTTTTTATTATATAAATAAAAATATTAAGAATACATTTTTAATAATTCATCTTTATATTCATTATTTTCATAAATATACCATTTTTTTCTTTCAGGGTTCCATTTAGCACCTTTTGCTTTTGCTTTATCTTTTTCCGCAAATGATACATTCAAATAAATAATTTTTTCATTATCTTTTTTAATAGGTGGAAATAATCCATCATGTTGTTTAGATACTTGAATACTTTCATTTGCTAATTTATCAGCATTATAATTACCTAATGAATGAATATCCTTATTATCTGTATGTGCCATAATATGTTTAAAATTAATTTTATATTTATTTGTAAGTTCATATAATCGTTTTACTAATTCAACATTTGGAGGTGTTTTATCTTTTGAGGTCTTCCATTCATTTGCAGCTAATTTAGCACCATAAGTAGTAGCACATTTAATAACATATTCTGAATCTGTAACAATTACTTTATTTTTAATATCTTGTTTTTTTATTATATTAATTCCTTCTATTGCTGCTGTTAATTCAGCAATATTATTAGTTAATTTATCTCCTTCTAATTCACGAGATACATTATTTATATTATCATCTGATATATATATACCTATTCCAGCTTTTGCATTTTTTGAACCATTATTAAAACATGCACCATCTGTATATACATATATACTATCTTTATCATATTTATCATCTATTTTAGTTATTGTTTTATCTTTGTATTTTAAAATAAAATTATTAGCATCATCGACATTATCAAACTTTCTATATATTGGATTTTTAAAATTTTCAATATTTTTTTTACAATCTTCCCATTTATTATATACCCCCGTTTTATGACCTATAGCAACAGCATAATAAAACATATTTTAATATTATAATTGTAATAATCATTTTTTATATAATTTGTTCTATAGGTTGATATTTCTTAAACTTCTCATTATATCTACATTTAAATTTTAATGTAATTGTCATACTCTTATCTTTATATATATTTCTCATTTTAATACTATCTTGAAGAGAAGCAATAAACGCAATACCTATTTTATTAGAAGTAAGTATATTATGATTATCATATATATTATAAATATCTGGTTCATCTGTTTTAGAAATCCATAATTCTTTAATATTTTCATCAGTATTTATATTAATAATCGGTGTTATATTTGATGTTGAAAGAATATTAGATGTTAATATTGTTGATATAGGAACTGATGGTAATAATTCTTTAAACTCTGTTGTATCTTTTATTTTTTTTTGAACTGATACAATAATATTATCATTAAAATTAAATAGTTTTGGTTTATATTTTAAATAATAGGATGAAAAATATATTCCTCTTGATGTATAATTCAATTCTTTTGAAATTGTTAATAATTCTTGAAGTGATTTTTTTGATAAATAATAATAATTTTTAACTTTGTAAGAACATACATCACATATTGAATCAGGTGTATATTTATTTTCTAATAATGAATATATAATTTTTAATCTTTCAGGTAATATTAAATTATCTAATTTTTTCCCCTCAAATGCTATAATATCATTAATAATAAATATCCATTTATTTTCATTCGTTTTAATCATTTCACCATCTAATAATGTATTTTTAAATAATGATTTATCAAATAACCCCCTTGCTAATATTATTCGTGGTTTTTCATATCCTGTATGTATTTTCATATCTATAAAATAAATTATTGGTGTATCATTATATAATGTAAAATATATATAATATCTATTACCATTAGATCTTAATGAAATTAAATGAGGAACTTTATTTAAATGTTTAATATTATTATCATCAATATTATAATAATGTTTTTGTATTATTCTAACCCCATATAAATTTAATAATTCATTTAATATTATATCTTTTGTCGTATTACATTTAATATTCCATGCTACTCTATCGCCGAATGATATTATACCTGTTTGCATTTATTATCCTAAAATTATATAAATATATCTTCATTTTTTATTTATATATGACAAATAACGATGAATTACAATATTTAGATTTACTAAAATTAGTTAAAGAAAATGGAATTATAAAAAATACACGTAATGGTATTACATATTCATATTTCGGGCATTTATTAAAATTTGATATTAATAATAATGGATTTCCTTTATTAACTACTAAAAAAATATTTTTTAAAGGTGTTGTTGAAGAATTATTATGGTTTTTAAGAGGTTCTGTTAATTCTAAAGAATTAGAAGAAAAAGGAGTTAATATATGGAAAGGAAACTCATCGAGAGAATATTTAGATGCTAATGGTTTTTTTGATTATGATGTTGGATATTTAGGACCAATTTATGGATATCAATGGCGTTCATTTAATGGTATTATAGATCAATTAAAATATGTTTTGAATGAATTAAAAGTAGAAAATAGCAGAAGAATTATAATGACTGCGTGGAACCCATGTCAATTAGAACAACAAGCACTTCCTCCATGTCATATTCTTTATAATTTTTATAAAAATAATGAATATTTAAGTTGTATGATGTATATGAGGTCTACTGATTTATTTTTAGGATTACCATTCAATATTGCATCAACTGCATTATTAACATTAATAATTGCTAAAGTTTCTGGAATGAAAGTTAAAGAAATCGCTATTAGTATGTGTGATTGTCATTTATATGAAGAACATATAGATGCTGTAGATATACAATTAAATAGAAATCCATTCAATTTTCCAAATATTGAAATTACAAAAGAAATAGATATTAATATTTCAATTGAAGAAAAAATAAAATGGATTGAAAGTTTAACATTTAATGATTTTAATTTAATTAATTATAATTATCATCATAATATTAAAGCTGTTATGAAATAATACCTATTTCACTTACAATAGTATCTTCAGTTTTTAATGAATATAAAACACCTGTATATTTATCGGTTTTATTTATTTTTTTAACTTTACACCATATATAATTATCATATATGAAATAATTATTTTCAATTGTAGGTTCTTCAACATTTGGTATTTTTATTACATATGAATTATTTATATAATTCGCATTCAATAATATACCTATTTTAATAAATATATTTTTTAATATATAAAAATCTTTCTTATTTGTTGTGTTTATTACCGAATATAATTCGCTAAAACCTTTAATTATATCAATAATAGCATTTTTTGATAAATTACTAATATCTTCTTCTGTTATTCTATCATGAATATCATTCATATTAAATTTAATAGTAGTTGTTATATTATTATTAAATATATCATATGGTATATTATTATTATGTAAATATTTATTTAAAAATCCAATTGTATTTTTATTTAAATTATTATTTAAACTAAATGATGTTTCACCTAATAATATTAATCCATTAAATCTATATTTTTCATTATTTTCATTATTTTCATTATTTTCATTATTATATGGAAATGCTACATAATCAAATTCAGTTATATTATTAATAGGAATAAATGACGGCGATGATATACGAAGATTATCATTAATAAAATTAATACATTCATTTATTTTTAAGTCATATGGAATATTTTGAATACATAATATTTTATTATTACCATCTAAATAATAATTATCAATAGTATTTGAAACTTTTATTCTATATAAATAATAATTTTTCTTATTAGTTTTATTTAAATCAATAATTTTACTATATTGATTATTTTTATTTAATATCATATCTGTAGTCTGTAATTTATCAATTCTTTTTATTCCATTATTTGTATAAATTAATAAATCACCTCTTATATATTTACTCATTATTAAAAAAATGGTTTAATTGTTTATATATATTTATTTACAATTCATATCACTCCATGTTACACCGCATATTTTAGAATAAGCACATCGTAATTTATTTTTACTATCATTTTTATCGTCCATATGTGCTAAAAACGCCGGATACATTCTATCACATACTAATGGTATATTACTATTAGTACCACCACTTCTCGTTGCATCATCATAAGTTATATTACCTATTTTTTTATATATTACTATTTTTACATTATGACCTTCTTTCAAATTAGCACTTGGTGCACTAGCATGAATATATCCATTATATATAGTTATACCATTAGCATTATCAATTGCGTTATCTAGCGAAATTTGAGATGATCGTATAGTAGTTTCTGAAATATATATTAAATTACTATTATTATCTAATATTTTAATAGTTCCAACTTTAAATACTGAAGTTCCATTTACATATATATAAGCATCTTGTTTTCCAAAACGTTTTAAATGTTTATCATATGTATATCCATTCCAATCCATAATTGCAGATATATTCTCACCATCAATATCATTATGTGCGTATGCGGTAGAAGAAGTTTGATCTGTATGTTGAGCGCTCCATATAACAGGTGGTATATTATGTGATAAATTATTACTAGTTGAATGTATTGATTTATAATTATTTCCATCTTTAACATAATTATTCATAGCAAATGAAGCTTCTGTTAAGTTAGATCGTAAATCATTAGACGTATATATTTTTGTATCAATTATATACTTAAGATCATCATTATTATAATTTACTTTAGTTATATCTTTATAAATATTAGTATATTTATAATAATTGTCATCATTCAACTTATTTAATTTAATTTTATATGTATCATCATATAAATCAATATTACTTGTTACACCATGAATATTAGCTAATTTAAAACCACGATGATCTTCACTATTATTCTTCGTAGATGTAAATATATCATGTTTGCTAAATATTTTATCATCCATTACACATTTGTATTTAAATAAATTATTATCATAGTTTTTTGTATCAAATGATGTTTTCGTGTCATATTCATCAACAATTTCTAATTTCCAATAATCAGGACAAGATACAATAGGATATTCATTCGTATTATCTAATTTTTCTGCTTTAAAACTAAAAATAAAAGCAACAAATACTAATATAATTATAATAGTTCCTATTATATAAATAAGAGTGAATGGTAAAAATCTTTCGAATAATAATATTTTAATATTTTCAGATACATATGCGGAAATTATAAGAATAAATGCAAATATAGCATAAATAATACACATTAATATAGTTCCTTTAAACATATTTTCTCTTTTAATGTTGTATATAGTCATATCATAATTAGATATATTATCATTCTTTTTATCTGTCATAATAACTTCTATTTATATATATGATTTTATTTCAAGTGTTTTAGTTCCTTTTTGCGATGGTAGTTGTGCACGTTCCATAGGCATAGGTAAAGAACTAACTGATTTTTTATAATATATGTATTGATTAATATTTTTAATTATTTCTTCAACAGACCAATCAATGACGTATTTATTTAAAGTTTGTATTTGAATATTAATATCAGATGGTAAATTCTTGCCATATTGTAAATAATAAGACCTCATAATAATGATTAATTCTCTTTCACTTTGATTACTAATAACAAATTCTTTATTACTTTTAATATAAACATCATTAATTATATCATTTTGTATTTTTTGAATATTTTTTTTAGAAAAAAAAGCAGTAGAAAGATCAGTTGATGCGATATTTCGAGATACTGAGTTATTAATATCTTCCGTATTAATTGCTGGTTTTCTATATTCGGCATATAATGATTGATTATCAATAATATTAATTCTTCCATTTTTTAAATTATCAGGAAGCCATATATCTTTAAAATCTACTTTCATAAATTCATCCATCTTTTTATCTTCTTAATTTATAGAAAAGATATGAATAATTATTTATATTCTCTAAAAGAAGAATTAATTAGACATAAAATAACATTAGATAAAACAAATGTTTCTATTATTCATAATTTATTATGCAAACATATAGATTCATTAATATTTAATATAGTTTCTATAGCATCTATAATAACATTAATTAATAATTGTAAATGTATTAAAAAACCTACTATTAAATTAGTAAATTCATATATTAATGAAAAATGTGAAATGAATAGTTATAAGGGAGGAACATCTTTACCATCAGAATATTTTGGAATAGATAGTGGGATATATAAAACATCAAATCCTACTGGAGATATATTAGCAATTGATTTTAATAATGGGGTAATAAGACCTCAAATAGGTGGAGGAGGTAAAAATAATAACTACATACAAAAAAAAATAGATGAGATATTAGATTATTATAAATTAGATGCTTCAAAAGTAATAAAAGCAGATTTATATAAAATTATAAATAGTCATATAAATTGTTTTATGAGAATATTAAAAATGAATAATAAATCACCATTAACAAAAACTTCGATTATGAAAATTATAAAATCAAATAAAAGTATGGATATATTTAAATAAATAAATGATTATTACAATTGACGGAAATATAGGTTCTGGTAAAACGACTATATTGAATTATTTGCATAAATATAAGAATTATCAAATTGATTTAGAACCTATTGAAAAATGGAAATCATTTTTAGATGATATTTATTTATATAAGAAGGGATATTTCAATTTACAATTAAGAGTATGGTTAGATAGAGCGTGGATACAGGAAAAAGATAGTAATTCTATAATATTTATGGAAAGAAGTCCTTTTTTTATAAGAAATACATTTAATATAAATGATTACAATAATAATAATATAAATAAAGACGAGTATAATGTAATTAATGAAATGTATAATAAAACAGATAATATATGGAAATCTAATTTATATATTTATTTACGTACATCACCCGGAAAATGTTTAGAAAGAATAAAACAAAGAGGGAGAATAAATGAAATAAATATTGATTTACAATATATATATGATATTCATAAACTACATGAAGAAACTTATTTAAATGCACTTGAAAATAAAATGAATATTATAATAATAGAAGTTGATAATAAATCTATTGCTGAAATTGCCGAAGAAATAATAAAAAAAATTAATTTAACGGATATATAGTTATAATCCAATATTTATTCATATATTCCATAATATCACATTTTCTATTATAATAATTAAATGTAATTAAATCTTTTCCAGCAATAGTTTCAAACTTTAAATTAAATACTACTAAATTCGATATAATATTTCTTTTAATATATTCATTATTATAAAATGAATATTCTTTTTCATCAAAATCTTTTTCTATGAGTTTAAATAATATTTTTTCATTATTATTAGAATAATTTTCTTTTATATATAAAATAACTTTATCCATATTGATATTAAATATATCATTTTAATGTCATTTTTTTTAATATTAAATAATACAGATATATCATTATTAAAAAAATGAAAAGACCAAAAACACCAACTAGTTTTTGACCTTTTTATAATTGTTTTTCTATTTATTCATTAACAGGAAGCAACCGAACATTCCAATATGAATATCCTCGAGAAGAATAATAATCTTCTATAATACATTTTCTATTTCTATAGAAGAATGATACAAATGCCTTAATATCACCATCAGTTGCTGAAATATATTGAATATTATCGCCAAACTTGATATTCAAATGAAGCATTATATGATTTATCATAGTAGATATATATAATAAATCATCATTTTGATTATCTATTTCATCATCGATATTTTGAATTATATACGATGATAATTCAATATTTTGCTCAACATTCACGTTATTCACGATAAAATCGCAAACCTCGTCCATTTAAAGGCGCGGTTTTTAATCTAAAATAATAATCATTATTTTTATATTATTCTATATTTTAATACAAATTTATATAATTATTAAAAATGAAAAGACCAAAAACACCAACTAGTTTTTGACCTTTTATATTTGTTTTTCTATTTAACCATCAATTGACGAAATCCTAACCCAGAAATAATCTCTTTGACTGCCGAAATGTTCTCCAATCTCTATTTTCCTTTCATAATATTTAAAGGAAATAAGAGTTGCGCGTTGCTTTCCTTGATTTTCATAGAAAATATTAATTTCGCTAACATCATTATAATTAATGACTGAAAATAATTCATCACACATTTCTTCAACATTCATATCCATTTCAGCACCACATTGCATAACTGAATGATTGATTGTTTCATTCAAGTCAATAGTGATATTGTTATTGATGAACTCAGCAATAGTATTCATTATGTTTGCGTAATGTCTTTTTTTTCCTCCAGAATTATAATAGTAATAAAGAAAATCATTATTTTTAAATAATCTTATAATTTAATACAAATGTATATTTATAAAAATAAATGGGAAAATAAAAAATGATAAAATCATTTAAATAAATATTAGAATAATTAACTTACTATTATAAATGACATCATCACCAGACGTAGATAAAAAATATAAAAAACATGAATTAAGAAGTCATATTTATAGTCGCCCATCTATGTATATTGGAACAATTGATCCAAATACGATAGATACATATATAATTGATGATAATGATAAAATCATTAAAAAATTAATAACATTTATTCCAGGATTATTTAAAATATTTGATGAGGCAATTGTGAATGCTATAGATCATGCTGTTAGAACACGTAAAGATAAAGAAAATAGTAATATTGTTAAAAATATTAAAATTAATATTGATAAAACTACTGGTATTATTGAAATATATAATGATGGAATGGGTATTGAAATTATTAAACATACTGAATATGAAATATGGGTTCCTGAATTAATTTTCGGTGAATTATTAACATCTTCTAATTATAATGATGATGAAGTTAGAATTGTAGGTGGGGTTAATGGTTTAGGAATTAAATTAACAAATATCTTTTCTAAATCATTTACAATTGAAACAATTGATAGCACACGAAAAAAGATATATAAACAAGTATTTAAGGAAAATTTAACAATTAAAGAGGAACCAGAAATTAAGAGTTGTGCGAAAAAATCATATACTAAAATTACATTTTTACCTGATTATGAAAAATTTGGATTATCAGGAATGACGGATGATATATATAATTTATTTAAAAGAAGAGTATATGATGTATCAGCATGTACGGATGCAAGTGTATCAGTATATTTTAATGATAAAAAAATAGGAATTAAGGATTTTGAGAAATATACAGATTTATTTTTAGAAACTAAAACATTACAACCAAGATTTTATGAAATGCCGAATGATAGATGGGAAATAGTTGTTGCAATTAGTTCTACTGGTAATTATGAGCAAATGTCATTTGTGAATGGAATTAATACTATTCGTGGTGGAAGACATGTTGAATATGTAACAAATGCGATTACAAAGAAATTAACAGAAATGACGTTAGCTAAGAAAAAGAAAACAATTAAACCTCAACATATTAAAGAGAACTTATTTATATTTGTAAAATCAACAATTGAAAATCCAACATTTGATAGTCAAACAAAAGAAACATTAACAACATTAATTACAAAGTTTGGGTCAAAATGTGAATTATCTGAAAAGTTTTATGAAAAATTATATAAATCTGGAATTATTGAAATGGCGTTAAGTGCAACTGAAGTTGTAGAACAAAAAAAATTAGTAAAAACTGATGGGAAGAAAGTTAATAAAATTATAGTTCCTAAATTGGACGATGCTAATTTAGCAGGAACAAAAGACAGTAAAGAATGTACGTTAATATTAACCGAGGGAGATTCAGCAAAAACTATGGCAATCTCTGGTTTAAGTGTAGTTGGAAGAGATAAATATGGTGTATATCCTTTAAAAGGTAAAATTATTAATGTTAAAGATATTACATTACAAAAAATTACTGAAAATGCTGAAATTACTAATTTAAAGAAAATATTGGGATTAGAACAAAATAAAGATTATAGTAAAGGTATTGATACATTACGATATGGAAAAATTATGATTATGACAGATCAAGATCATGACGGTAGTCATATTAAAGGATTATTATTTAATGTATTTCAAACATTATGGAACTCTTTATATAAATGCGAAGGATTTATAACATCTATGCTTACACCTATTATTAAAGCAACAAATAATAATACAAAAGAAGTAATATCATTTTATAATATGAGTGATTATGAGAGATGGACTGAAACATTAGATAAAAAATCATTATGGAAAATTAAATATTATAAAGGACTTGGAACATCAACAGATCAAGAAGCGAAAGAATATTTTAAAGAAATGAAACAAATAACATATAATTACACAGAAGAATCAGACAGTTCAATAGATTTAGCATTCAATAAAAAAAGAGCAGATGATAGAAAAAAATGGCTTTCATTATATGATAAAAATGAAGTATTAGATTATACAGAAAAATCAATTACATATGAAACATTCATTAATAAAGATTTAATTCATTTTAGTAATAGAAATCTTGAAAGAAGTATTCCTCATATTTGTGATGGACTTAAAGAAAGCACTCGTAAAATCTTATTTGCTTGTTTAAAACGTAATTTATATACGAATGAAATTAAAGTAGCACAATTAGCAGGAAATGTAAGTGAAGTAACAGCATATCATCATGGCGAAAACTCATTACAAGAAGCTATTATTGGTATGGCGCAAATATTTGTAGGAACTAATAACATTAATATATTAGAACCGAAAGGTCAAATGGGTTCTCGTATTAGTGGAGGTCAAGATGCTTCATCTCCAAGATATATTTATACATTATTATCTAAATTAACTAAATTAATATTTAAAGATGAAGATAATATGATATTAAATTATTTAGATGAAGATGGTGTTTCAATTGAACCAGAATATTATATTCCTATTATTCCTATGATATTAGTAAATGGCGGTATTGGTATTGGAACAGGTTATTCAACTAATATTGCTCAATATAATCCTAGTGATATTATTTCGATATATTTAGAAATTATTAAAACAATTTCCTCAAATATTGGTAAAGTATTATCATTAGAAGATGTTAATAAATCTATTGATATTATTAATGATTATGATATTACTGAATTAATCCCTTATTATCTGGGATTTAAGGGTGATATTTATAAAAATGATAAAGGTAATTATATTAGTAAAGGTATTTATAAATGGATTAATAATAATACTATTGAAATTACTGAATTACCTATTGGAACATGGACGGAAAGTTATAAAGAGTTTCTAGAGGAATTAATTGTTAATAATAATCATCCATATTTAAAATCATTTGAAAATCATTATACAGCAAAGAATATTAAGTTTATATTAAAAGTTGCTGATGGTTGTAAAGATGAATTAGAAGCAAAGATATTAACAGAATTTAATTTAACATCATCAAAAAATCTTGGATTAAATAATATGCATCTATTTTCAGAAAAAGGTTGTATTAAGAAATATAACACAACATCATCTATAATTAAAGAATGGTTTAAAACACGTATTCATAAATATTACGAAAGAAAAGAAAAACAATTATCAATAATGGAAGAAGAATATAATTTATTATCAGCAAAAATAAGATTTATTATTGATATTATTGAAGGTAATATTATTATTATGAATATTAAAATTAAAGATATTGAAGACCAATTAGAAAAGAAAGAATATTATAAAAATAATGATAGTTATGATTATTTATTACGAATGCCTATTTCTCAATTAACTATGGAAAAGAAAGAAATATTGGAAAAAGAAGTTAAATTATTAAAAGATAAAATTGATAATCTTAAAGAAATGTCAATCGTCTCTATTTGGGAAAATGAATTGAATGAATTATTAGTTGAATGGAATAAACATAAAATAATGATTGAAGAAGATTATGAAAATGATTTAAAAGGCGAAATAACCCCTCAAAAACCTAAAAGAACTTACCAAAAAAAGAAGTAATTAAATCATCTATTCCCCATAATTCATAATTATTATTATCAATATAATATTTCCATTTAAATGGTAGAATTAAACTCTGGTTTTTTTCTAATTTAATTATTATAATCTTATCAGTTGAACTTGGATTTTGTTTTTTTATTTGTGCCTTATATATAATAACTTCTATATTATCTGTAGCATTTATATATAGATATTTATAATTATTATGTATCCAATCATTAAATTCATTATTAATAATTATTTTTTTTATAAAGTTATATTTAAACCAACTGTCTATAACTTTTATAGGTTCATATATATAATCACTAATAACTATCGGTTGTCTTTTTGATAATAATGAAAAATCAAAAGTATCTATATTTGTTTGTAATATAGATATTTCATTTGGAAATATATAATAACAAAATGTGTATATTATAATTATAGATATGATTATTATATATATTAATTTCATTTATTTATAATAAATAGAAAAATATGGGAAGAAAAAAAGTAATATTGAAAAAAGGAGGTGTTAGTAATCCAGATGCAGGACAATTATTAAGTGAAAATTTAAAAGAATTAATATTAGATAAAGATAAATATGATGATACACTAAAAAAATATAAAAATTTAAAACAAGATTTAGAATATAATTATAGTTATGATATTAAAAATAAAAATGAAAAAGAAGATATTGAATTAAGAAATGAAATTGCGAAAAAAAAAGCACAACAAATAGATACTAAAAATAATATATTTAGAGATAATTTTAATAATATTACGAATATTAAATATCTAACTTTAATTATTGATTTTTTTAAAACAACAGGTCAATGGATTGGTAGTATTATACTAGAAAGTATTAAAATATCTATTGCTACTCTTAATTTAGGTAATGGCGCTATTATAAGATTTTTAATATTTTTACTAATGATTTTATTAATATTTGGAGGAATTGGTTATTCTATATATTTAGGTGTAAATCAAACTACAGGTTCTAGAATTAATGATAATATAATATCTAATAAAATAATAAATAATGAAGATAATTATATTAAATCACCTGTCGTAAGTAGTAATCCACTTATTATATTTACTAATTGGATTTCAAGTTTAATACCTGATAATGCTAAATATAATTATAAATCTACCGTAAACTCTATAAATTATATAATAACTGGTAAAAATCAATATGATGCTAAAGCAGAACCAAGAAACACAATAGAAACAGGGCGTAGTGATAATATTTTTAATTTTAATTTTAAAAATGATATTACACCATATATTAATATTTATACATATAGTTTATTAAAACCTAAAGATATTACTTTTGAATATAATGCTAGTTTATATCCAAATAGTGATTATAATAAATTAGGTGGATTTGCTGATACGTATTTTGAATATACAAAGACACAACATATACCAATTATTGTAGATAGTAAAACTCATAAATATATATTAAATGTTAATGGAAATGATATTTTAGAAAAGAAAGGTAACGGATATATATTTAAATCATTTGATAATAATAATCTATATATATTAGATAAAATACGCAAATATAATATAAAAATAAATAATGCAGATATATTAATAAAAATAACAAAATATAATATCTCATCTACAAATAGTAAAAAAATAAATAATCTATATATATTAGAAAAAATAAAGAAACATAATATCTCACCTACAAATAGTAAAAAAATAAATAATGCAGATATAATAAATAGATTAAAAAAATATAAAATAAAATAAAAATAATATATAAAGAATGGAAAAATATATTTTAGTTGCTAATAAAAAATCTTTGCACGATAAAGATTCAAAACTTACTACTGATGGTAATTATTATTTTGATTTTAGCGATTTTCATAATGAAATATATGGAACACAAGCAACTATATCAAATCAAGTTCTTTTAGCGTATATATATTTTGATTATAAAAGTATAGATGCAAGATATATCGATTTAAATGATAAATTAAGAAGCTATTGGGTTGGTCATATTATATGTGTAGGTAAATATGGAAATGTAGGTCCGTATAATTTAAGCCATACTGGTCAATGGATGGGTTTTGAATTTAATAAAATACGTGGAAATATTGAATTAACACCTAGATGGAAAGATGATGATAATATGAATAGAATAGTAACAAATATTCTAATAGGTGGTGAATCTGAACCAGATTTATGTATGAAATTTACAATTTTATAATATTTTTATCATAAATGTATCAATTAATTCATATCCAGATTTTCTATAATAATTGCGAACACCAGTTCCGGCAATTATTGCCATTTTAGAATAATCAAATGATTTTGCTATTTCTTCTGCTTTTTGAATTAATTTTTTTCCATATCCTTTATGTTGTAAAGAATATGTATCATTATCTCCTACATTTGATAATGTAGAATATACATGTAATTCTCTAATAAGAGCAGTATTGTTTAATATAGGTAATACATTATCAAAGTTTTTATTTAACCGTAATCTTAGAAATCCTATTAAATAATCATTTGTTTCATATGAAATAAAATATTCTTTTCCTTCACTTGCATCATATTCCATAATATCTAATCGAATATCATTAATATCAATAATATTATCTTTAATTTCTCTACAACGAATACAATTACATTTCCAATTATTAATTCTCATATCTTGTTCGAGTTTTTGTCTAATACTTGCAAATTGTTGTGAATATCCACCTTGAATATAATGACCTGATATATCTCTAATAATTCTATTAATTCTAAAGTTTTTAGTAATTCTTATTTTAAAACTTTTAATAATTTCATATAAATATTCATCAGGATATGGGATATATTCACCATTATCAAATAATTCTTTAATTTTAGTAAAAGGCACAACAGCACATGGATATATTTTTAATTGGTCTAATTGTAAATCAGGATTAGTTAATATTTCATTAAGCATTATTTCATCTTTTTCAACAGAACTACCATATAAATTAAGCATAAGATGTCCATCAATTTTATAACAATTATTTTTGAGTAGTTTAATTGCTTTTATTGTTTTTTCAACAGTTTCACCCCGATTATTCATTCGTAAAACGTCATTATTCGTATGTTGAATACCTAATTGAACTCTAGTGCAGTTAAACCGTCTTAATCGTTGTATTTCTCTAATAGAAATGCTATCACTTCGCATTTCTAAAGTAAGACCGATGATATGAATTCTAGCAGTTTCATTTGCAGTTATTTCTTCTTCAAGAGATAATATATTTCTTTTTATTTCATCATAAAATACATTAACTGAAAAATAAAGTTTTGTAATAAACTCATCTTGATATTCTTTTGGATATTCGCTCCATGTTCCGCCTAAAACTAATAATTCAATTTTATCAATTTGATGACCCATACGAATTAACGATGAAATGCGTGAGTTCATTTGTTTGATTGGGTCAAAGTCGTTTTGATTTGCTCTTAAAACTGCTGGTTCTGTATATAAATAACTTTTAGGTTGTTGCGTCCAGTTATTTTCAGCAGATGGTTTTTCATTAGGACAGAAAGAGCAATTATGTAGACAACTAAAAGTGCCTTTAACTCTTTCTCCTTTTGAATTAGTATATTCAGGTGTTCCACTTGTTAAAACAGTAATACTAATAATACCAGATTGAGATTTTTGAATTTTCTTAATTAGTTTCTTTTTTAAATTATAATCTTCATAACCTAGATGATTATAAACATCAATTAAATCTATTTTACTACAACTAAACTTATAAGTTTTTTGAATATATTTAATTAAATGAAATGTTGATTCAAATGTATTTTTAATTAATTCAGTTTTTAATATTTCTTTCTGTTCTAATGTTAAATCAGGTTTTCCGGATGGTTTCATAATAATATCCTCAATATCCATAATAATCAATATTTAAAGATTTTTAAATAATATTAATCAATTTTTTAATATAAAAAATGATTTAAAGAGATTAATAAGAAACCCTTAAATATATGAAATATTTATATATACAGGAAAATAAGGATTGGGATATAGAAAATAAATTTAAATATGGGTATACAGAAGACCCCAAAAATAGATTAATAAGCGAACAACATTCTCACAAATCTTCGTTTATAGCATTATATGAATGTTATGAAACTTCTAATTATATTTATGAATATAAAGAATATGATAAAATAATATCATCATTACGACTAAAAACATTTAGTCAAATAAAACAGGATGAATTACATCATAATATTGATTTAAGAAAGTTTATATATATAAAAGATTATTTAATTAATGATGGTGGTGGTACTGAGTTTATATATTCAAATGAAGGTATTGAATTATTGGATGATATATTTATAAATGTTTTTAAAGATATTGGAATAAATATAAGAAAATTAACAAAAGATGAAATTAATAAAATAAATGAAATCAATAAAGAAAATGAATTATCTTCATCTATAATTACTAATAAAATAAGTTCTATAAATATAATTTTAAGAGATTATCAAATAGAAATAATTGAATATGGGATTAAATATTTATTAATAAACTATAAGTTTTATTTAGAATTAGCAACTGGAGCAGGAAAATCAACAATTATTTATTATATTTTAAATAATATTATTCTTAAAAATCCAGATATATATTATACAATTTTTATATTTACTCCTAGAATAAATATTTCAGTGCAAAATATTAATGATAAATATATTAAAATATTGAAAAAGAAGTTTAATATTTATGATAATAATAAAATAAAAAGAATTAGAAAGTTTAATAATTCATCATATAATATTATTAGTTGTTGTATTCAATCGTATCAATATATATATGAAAATATTATTAATAAATATGATATTTCTAATGTAATTATATGGTTTGATGAAGCACATCATACAATAGAAAAATGGTCCAATACACATTTAAATGAAATAAAAGATTTTTATATGACTGATAATATTCGTATTAAATATAGATTATTCACATCTGCTTCACCTAATAAATCAATAGTTAAGAAAAATAAATGTTTATTTGGAGATTTATATTCACCTATTTCTATTAGAAATCTCATTAAAGATAAATGGATTGCACCCATACAACCTCATATAATGAACTTTAATGATATTATTATAGATGATGATAATGAAAATTATGAATATGAAATAGATGATACTAATGATAAATATTATTATTATACAAATACTATTTTAAATACATTTCAAAAATTAAATAAGAATATTGGTTTAAACTTTCATAATAGTTGCAATAATGCTATATTTGCATTTTATTCACATTATAAGAAGTTTATAAATAGTAAAACAAACATTAAACCGTATTTGCTAATTAGTGATGAAATTAAAAATAATAAAGTATTGGAAAAATTAGATGATAATTATAAATATTTAACAAACTTTAACAGATTTAATGATGAAAATAAAAATGCGATTGCTTATATTGTTAATATGTATAATATGGGTTATGATAATCGTAAAATAGATTTTCTATCATTTGGTGATCCTAAATTATCAAATCAAGATATTATTCAATCTATTGGAAGAGGCACACGAACTGATGGTTTAGATTTAGATGGTAGAAATAAATATAAAATAAATGATATTATAATTCCTATTTATAATACAGCACAAAATACTGATAAATATATAAAGTTCATGAAAATTAAGGAAGTATTACAATATTTAATATATGATGTAGAATTAAATATTAAAGATATTAAAATCTATAATTGTTGTAAAAATAAACAATTAATTAATCTCTCATTATTATCATCATTTGAAATTGAAGAATTAGAAGAAAATAAAATAATAGCTAATATAATTAAATGGGATATAGAACCTACAACTGAAAAATGGAATATTAAAAATATTTCATTACATTTAATGAATAATAATATACATAATTATAAATCATATATTGAATATATATCATTAGAAGAAAATAAAGAATTAAATTTACCATTAGAATTATTTAAATTATATCCTAATTTTAATTTTACTAATACTTATAAAAATAATACAAGTCCATATTATAATCGCGACGAATGTATTGAAGCTATTAAAAGATATATGGATGACTTTATGGATGATGACGATATAAATAAAGAAGATAATGAGGATATACTTGAATATCTTCATAAAAAAGATAAAAAAATACCTAATCATCCATTAAATTATTATTATGGAGGTTTAATAAGTGATTTCTTATTATTTGTATAATACTTGTTTCATAAATCTTTCCGCATTATTTTTATTCATTTCATTTTCTTTTTCTAAAGTTTTAATTAAATCATTATTGAAATCTAAATATTCAATCAATTCCTGTTGAACTTCTAATGATGGTATTGGAATTTTTAATAATTTTAAATTAGTCTTTGATATAACTTTTTGCGCTGTTCCATTATATAAAATTAATAATTTATTTTTATTATTTAATAAATAATAATATATATATTTTGTATATACATTATTATTGGATTTTAATGAAAAACAATTATCTGTTAAATAATATTTATTTTCTATATAATTAATATTAATATCACCTACGCGTGTTAATGTAATTTCTTCTCCATTTCTATTATTAATATAATGCGTACCAATTATTTTACCACCACCAATAACATTATATATACCTGAAATAATATCTTTTTTTATTAATGGTTCTCCTTGATTAATATCACATATTTCACCCAAAGTTTTAATTTCGATATCTTTATTAAATGTTAGATGTAAATTAAGATGTAATTTATTTAATTTCTTAATATCTTCAATCTTTTCATTATTTTTTTTAATGACATTTTCAAATATCATATCGAAATATTCAATAATTTCATTTTGTTTTTCTATTGATGGTATTGGGATTTTAATATTTGATAAATATTCTTTTGATAAATGTTTAATAGTTGCACCAATAAATCCATTTTGCAATAAATTAATATTTAATTTTAAATAATAATACAAATATTTATTTACTATCTTATTAGATTTTATAATAAAATTATCAGCAGAACAACTAAATTTTTTATCAATATGTATATTTGCTATTCCACCAGTTCCAATAATTAAACATTCATCCTCATAATCAATTACATTACATTTTTTTATTTTAGATGAAGAAGTATAGAAATTATATAATCCACAGTTATCACCAAATGATGCTTGTTTTTTACTTTTCGGGAGAAACTCACAAACTTCACCCAAAGTTTTAATTTCCATATCGTCATTATAATGAACTTCTTCTTCAATAATATTAAAATTGAATTGGAGTTTTTCGTTTAATTTCTCTTTTCCTAAAACTTTGACTTCTTCATTTAGTTCTATATATTCAATTTCTTGATTATAATTATCATTCTGGTGTTTTTGTATAAATAATGCTTTTGTTTTAATTCCAGTATTTGTAAATAATCCTCCTTGAATATTAACAATTTTTAATATCTGACAATTATCTAAAATATATTTTCGAATAGTTAAATTATTTTGCGATGTCATTAATTCTCCATCAGGTAATATAATACATGCTATTCCATTTTTCTTTAATGAATAAATGATTAATTGAATAAATAAGACTGTTCCAGTATTTGAAACAATTGGATATATATCTTTAAATTCAATATTGCCATTAATTTTTGATTTATAATTATTAAATAATTTATTTAAAGATTTATAATTTGCTTTAGTTCCAAATGGAGGATTAATAATAATTATATCAAACATATCATCTTCTTTATTAAATAAATATGGATTTTCAACTAAAGCATTACATCTTACAATATTAGAATTATATTGATTAGTCGCGAGCATTAACGAAGAACTACCGAATTTTATAGTATCTTTTTCAATATCACATCCATAAATCTTATTAGGATTGATTTTATTTTTACAATAATTATAAGTATAACATAATAATCCACCAGTTCCCATACATAAATCACATAAACTTAAATCAGAACCTTCTTTATTTAAAATAATATCTTTAAATCCACATTCATTTAATAAGGATTTAATGACAATTCTAGGAGTGAAAAATTGCCCCAGTTCTTTAGAATTAACATTCCCCTGATATTTAAGGAAAGTTTCATGAATATCGCCATTTTTCATAAAGAAGTCATCAATAAACTCATCGGTAATTTTAAACTTAGAAATAATTTTAATTAATCTAATAATATCATAATCATTTGGTGTATTAAAATTAATATCTTCAGGAGTATAAATATTATCTAGTAGTTTAGATATAAACTCTTTAATAAAATTAGACCATACATTTTTAATATCAGCTTCTTTTAAAAGATTAGTAATATCATAAATATAAGTTTTATATTTTTCAATTTTGGCAGGTTTTAACATAGGACATTTAATTTTAATATTATCATCATCTAATATAGATATTAAATATGAATTATTATTTAATAAAAGGATATTAAATATTCGCATAATTAAAACTCTCATAATATCATTCTGTGCTTTAGATCCAACAATTCCAGAACTTTTATAAAGATAATTATGTGTTTTTCTAATAATAATATCAACATCACTAGTATCAATATCTAAATCATCATCTTCATTATCAACATTAATAATACCTGCTTTTTTCAAATTACTTATAATTGTTTTTTTACTCATTGGTTTTTTAGCTTTTGTTAAATAATTAATGTTTTTTTCTTTGCAGTATTCTATTAATTCATCAATAGTTTTATTTATTAAATCTGTCATATTATAATAAATATTCATATTAACATTAAATCAATTTTTATTTAAGGGTTTCTTATTAATATCCTTAAATAAATAAAAATAAGAGTATTTATTTTATAATCTATCTACATATGACTTTAGGATTTTAGTATTATTTAATAATATTTTAATATCATCTTTTTTATCTTTATCTCTAATTGTTTTATATTTATTTGTTAAATGATTTATTAGTTCATCAACACTATTTTTATAAGCTTTTATTTGTATATCATGACCATATGATTTAGCTAATAACATCCATCCTAATTTTTCAAATAAATATTTATACCAACATCCTAAACCATGAAAAGTAGCATCTTTATGCATTTAATATTCTATTATATCATGATATTTTTATATTTAAGGATATCTTATTAATCTCCTTAAATCGTTGTTGAACGTATTATTTCTTTAATTTCATCTTTAATATTTGTATATAATTTTTTGTCTAAACATAAATCTAAATAATTAAATTTTTTGAATATAAATTCAATTAAATCAATATCTGAAATTGTATTATTTATTTTACTTTTATTACTATTATAATAATTTCTAATTTCATTCGAGTTTTTATTTATTAGATTATTTGATAAACTTTCAATATTTGTTATTTTCCATTCTCCATTCTTTTTTATTAAACAATTATTATTTTTTTCATATTTAATATTATGATTTTCTGGAAAATCTTTATTGAAATGTTTCATCTCTATATAACGCGGAATAATATTATTACCACTTAATCTTATAATATTAAACATATCTTCATATGTAATATAATCTGTTCTTTCACATCCAAAATTATTAATATAATTATTATTTATTATATTATTATTTCCATTTATATTATTATTTCCATTTATATTATTATTTCCATTTATATTTACATTTGGACTTATATTATTATTTGATGAATGAATTATACTTCTAGCTTTACATTTATTATTTTTAATATGTTTTGATTTATTACCATAAGAACTAAATGATTTCATACATTTAGGACATGTTAATGAATTTATACCTATGCAATTCTTTTCATGATTTATTAAATATTTTTTTGTTTTATAATTTTTATTACATTTATTACATTTAAAAAAATCATTAATTGGATGGATATCATTTTCTTCAATTTGGATATCATTTTCTTCTTTTTGGATATTATTTTCTTCTTTTTGGATATCATTTTCTTCTTTTATATTATTTGATTTATTTATAATATGTAAAGCATTATGATGACGTTCTAAATTATATTTTCGTTTTGTAGTAAAAGCGCAATACTCACATGAAAAAATAGTATTTTGCATATATTAAAATGGTTTATATTTATTGTTTAAATATTGATATTTTAATATAAAATTACTCATTTTACTCATGAGTAATACCCCCCCTCTCTCCCAAAAATATTTTATTTTAAATATTTTTCCAATTATTTTTTAGTATTCATTTATAAGAATAAAAAAATGAAATTATCAAATATTTTAATAGATATTACAAATGACTATTGAAGAAATAAAAATAAATGGAATGTATTGGATTGATAAAAAATTAGAAGAAAAAATAACATATACTAAACTAGGATCTATATCATATTTATTATATGGAGAAAAACCAAGCGAACAATCAATTAATATAAAAATGGGTCATTTCGGTGAATATAACAAAAGAATTAATTAAATCAAATATTAAATTAGAATTATTAAATTGTGGTATTCAAATATTAAATTAGAATTATTAAATTGTGGTATTCAAATAATAAATGACAAGAAAAAAGATGTTGATATTATATTTAAAGATAATAATTCTAAAATAATTTACTATAGAGAATTAAAAGGTAATATTGAATTGGATACGGAAAAAATACCAGCGACTATTTCAAAATGTAAAGATATTGAAATAACATTAAAAAATAAATATATAGATTATGAAATTGATAGTGGAATATTAAATTGGAGTGTATATAATAGAAAATTATTAATATCTGGAATATCGAATATAAAAACATTTGAAAAGAATGGTATTAAAATAGATCATATGGAAGATTTTTTAAGAATTATAAATATTATATGGATTGAAGAAGATTATTATTCATATTTTAAACAAATAGGAGATAAAATAAAAATGAAATTTTAATAATTTTTAATAATTAGATGTTTAGTATTTATTTCATCACCAATTCTTTTATTATATAATTTAAATTTATATTTTTTGTCATATTCTTCAATTATATAACCATTATATAATTCTTCAATAAATGAAGTTTTACCAATAACCATTAAACATTTAATTTTTGTAGTTTTAAATAAATATGCAAGTTTTTTATGTTGTTCTTTGCCGAATTGACAATAACCATAATCAGTAAATTCACTATCATATGGTGGATCTAAAAACATAAAATTATTTTCATCATTATAATTTTCAAATATATATTCAAAATCTTTATTAAATATATCTGTTCTATTTAATAATTTTTCATAATTATCATTAATAAGTTCATTATAATTAATAGTTTTATATTTTCCAAATGGTATATTAAACTTACCATTTTTATTATATCTTAACATACCTCTAAAACAAGTTTTACGTTGATAATAAAACCTTTTTGCATTATCTAATTCATTATTTATTATCATTTCATCTCTGATTTTATAATATGTATCTTCATTATTTGGTGTATTTTCCATAAAATCATAAATATCTTTTGCTTTTCCAGCACCAATACATTTATATAAATCAATTAAATCAGTATGTATATCATTAATAACTGCTTTTAAAGGATTTAAATGAAAATATACCGAACCACCACCAATAAAAGGTTCTATATATATATTAAAATTAATAGGAATATATTTTTCAAATAATTTAATTTCATCACTTTTACCCCCGCTCCATTTGATAATAGGTTTTAAATTATTATTTTCATTATTTAAAAGTTTAATTAAATCATTTTTATTTTTAGATTTATATTTATTAATTCTCATTTCTTCACATTTTAATAATAATTCAGTTTTTGTAAGTTTAGATAAATCCATATTATAATTATGATTTATAATATTTAACTCATTTTTTTTATAAATAATAAAAAAAATGAAATAAACATTATTATATAATTTATTATAATCAAATGGATTTAATTGAAAATCTTAATTTATTATTACAAAAATATTCATTAAAATATATTGCTGATAAATTAAATCTATCTAGTGGAACATTAAAACGATGGATAGAATTAAATAATATACCTAAAAATTATGAATTTGATATATTAAAATTATTAGAAATAAAAATAAATTATTCCAATTATACTACAAAAGAAAAAGACCAATTCTTTACACCACTAAATACTGCAGAATATTGTTTTCAATTATTTAAAGATGTTATAAATGAATATGATGAAAAACCAAATGATTTTATATATATTGAACCAGCAGCAGGTGATGGTAGTTTTTTAAAAACATTACCTTTAAATACTATTGCAATGGATATAGAACCTCGTAATCCATTAATTATAAATCAGAATTATTTAGAATGGAAACCTACAATAACAGATAGTAGATATGTAGTATTTGGAAATCCACCATTTGGTTTAAGAGGTCATTTAGTATTAAAGTTTATAAATCATTCATATAAATTTGCTGAATATGCCTATGTGAAGTTTTAATTTCTACTGTTTTATCACATATTACACCATCCCCAATACCGTATGTTTTTGTTCTTGCTCCATTTATATTTTGAATAAATGTTTCTCCTACATTATTTGCTTGTAATTTAATAATCATTTTTATTAGTAATGAAAAAATAAAATTAATAAAATTGTCGATATTTATAGAAACTGGAAATTGTGAATTCATTAGGAAATGAATATTTATCAAATAATAAATAAATCTTTTTCATATAATCATTTGTTTTTTCATTTTTAAGAACAATCAAACTTTTTAAATAATTATTATTATCATAATTTTTAAGATTATGCAATTTGTTATTAAGAAAATAATTAATAAATATTTTAGTATCAATATTATTATTAATACTTATATATAAACGAGTTTTATATTCTTCTAATGGTGTAAAATTAATTACATAATTAATTTTTCTATTAATTGAACCTTTTAAATAATATGGATATTTATAAATAAATCTATGGTCTGTATTATATAATTTTTCAGTAAAGAAGAATTTATTATTAATATTTTTAATTTTATTTTTATTACTACTATAAATAAACTCTAAAATTACATTTACAAGATTAACATTAATATCTACATATGTATGATGAATATTTGTGGTATTTTTTTTAAATATTGATAAAGGTTCTTTTTTATAACTTTTAAAACTCCACCATAACAATCCATTTTTTGAAATTACATTTCCAATAGCATCTGTTTCATTATGTTTAGTAAAATGATTAGGGCAAATAAGACAATCATTATTAATAATACCAGTATCTAATTTTGCACCTAGATGTTTGCAAATATTAATAGTTGCATAAGGTTCTTTATTATTATTAAACCATAAAACCATTGGTAATTTACCAATATTATAAATATATGGTTTAGATTTATCAATATTATTATCAATACCAACTACATGCCATTCTCTGACAATTTGAGGTAAAATAAATGACGATGAATTAATAATAATATTAATAAAAATAAAAAATTTAAATATCATTAATTAATCATAAATAAATATTTAATGTTTATATAACTTAACAAATATTAATCCAGATATAGTAAATAATATCATACCCCAAGCAGTATCTTTAAATGCGTCATAATAACCATAATTTTTATAATAAACGCAAGAAGTTAAACTATAAGTTCCATAAATACTCAATCCAAATAATAAACCATAACCAAAAGCAATTAAATATTTATTCATAGATTTATTCGCGTTTATTTCAAATAAAATAAACTTAATATATAAATATAATGAAATACCTAAAACTACATATGCTAAAATCATAGGAAGTAATTTAAAAACGAATGGTTCTTTTTGTATTTTTTTGGATAAAGTCATATAATAATCAATATTCATAAATATCCATGATAAATCAAACAAAGTAAATAATATAAACGTTACAATGAAAGATGAAACAAAATTCATATATATATATAGAAAAGATAATGATTTTAGAAGGAGGCAAAAGAATTAGTGAAGGATATAAAGGAATTACAATGGATGTATATGATAGTGATATTGATAAATATAATTTATATTCATATATGATATATAAAAAACCTAAAAAACTTATATTATACGGATTACATAAGAATATTAAAATTAAGAATGGATATGAAGAGATATTAAAATTAATAAAAGATAAAAATAATTATATAGTGAAGAAGTTTAAGAGAGGTAATATATTTACAGGGAATGATAAACATAATTTCAAGAATGAAATGAAATCGATAAAAAAATTAGATAAAATTTATAAAGATAAATTAAGTTATTATACATCAATTAAACCGATATTCAAATATTCAAATGTAGATATATATGCTATATCATTTTCACATAGATTTTTTATATTTCAAGAAAAATGTCATAAAACAATAGATAATATTAAATTTACACAAAAAGAGTTTAATAAGTTTATAAAAGATATATATGAAAGTTTATTAATTTTACAGAAAAGTAATTTTATACATAATGATATTAAAGCTGATAATGTTATTTATTGTGATAATAAATATAAATTGATTGATTGGGATTTAGCAGATGGATATTATAGTCGTTTTAAATCATTTGTGAAAGGTAGTGGTGGTAATTTTTTATTTAATCATCCAATTAAGTTTTATTCATTAGGATTATCAATATTTGTATTTAAAACATTTTATTATATATTTAAATCAAAAGATAGCGATTCATATAAATGGTTATATAGTTTAAAATCTCATAAAATAATGGAATTGAAAAGTATAAAAAGCACATCATTATTAATAGAAAATAATGTTAATTTAAAATCATTAATAAAACATTATGATATGTATTCATTTGCATTATTAATTATCTATTTAGCAGAAAAAAATAAAGTAAAATATTCAAAATCATTTGTAAACGAATTATTAAAACCTTTTCTTATTTCAATATAAAAAAACTATATAAGAATATTATTAATTATTATTAAATAGGAAATATACCTGTATTATAAAATGTCAAATTATTCAATGTATCAAGAAAAACTTCGCAAACAGCGTGAAAATCCTGAAACATCACGTGCTGGACTAAAATGGGAAGTTGAGGAAGATAATGCTCTAATTGATAAAATTAATGATGGTGTATCTATTGATGAGATTGCTAAACAACTTCAAAGAACTTCTGGAAGTATTAAAACAAGACTTATTATTAAGGCATTAATTCTTATTGATGAAGATGCTAATATTACTCTAGAACAAGCAGCAGAGAAATATAAAGTTACAACACAAGATATTCAAGCATATCAAGCTAATAAAAAGAAGAGACAAATGACGAATAATCTTCGTAATAATCCTGTAAGTTTGAATACTATTTATTCACTACTTCTAGAAATTAATAATAAACTTCATTAATTATTTAGACATTAGTTTTAATAACATCGCGATAATTCCAAGGAATATAGCAAGACCCCAAATAGCAAATATTACAATAATCCAATAATATATAATATTCTCTTGAACTGTTAAACCACAATCACAATTAATTTCTTTTAATCTTCGTATATATATAAATATGCGAATAATATTAACTATATTAATAATACCTACAATAAATGATATTATACCTAAAAATGATGTCATATCGCTATTAATTCTAACACCATCATTAATAATAAATCCAAATAAATTAATTAATTGCCATATGATTAAAAATATAACCCATTCTTTAATCCATTTTTTTTCTGGTAAATTCGCACAAGGGCATTTGCTAACTTTAACAAGCCAATTTAAAATAAACATAGATATTACAAGACCAAAAATTACACCAAATATAAATATTCCTGTGCTTGCTGAATATTTATTATTACTTTTAACAACTGGAACAATAGAACGACTTTTACTACTAGGCATATATATTCTATATAAATGAAAATAATAAAAATAATAAAATGAATTACAAAAAACCGCAATTTTCTGTAATTTATATTTTTTTAAACTATTTATTTAGGCATCCTGATGAGAAGAAACGATGATACGAACCTCGCGATTTTTATGATATGTAATCGCTCCATCGATATTTATGAAAGAACCGATAATAGTGATGGTAAGAGATGGAGATGAGAAGACAATATGACGAAATACAATATTATCTTTATCATAACTAACTTTAAACTTCCCAAGAAGATTAAGAGGTTTTGTTTCTGCTTTCATTTTCATTTGCGAATTAACTTTTTCACTCAATTTATTGAAATAATAATAATTTTGAATGATTGAATTAACAATTTTGATTTCCTTAGTTTCCGTTGCGTTTGATACTTTGCTAATGGTGCGAAGATAATCAGGCATATTATCCTAAATAAATATTGAAAATCATTTAGTCATTTTTTTAATAAAATCAATAAAAATAATACAAATCTTTAATTTATTATTTAAATAATAATATAAATACGAATAATATAAATATTATAATTGATATTATTATAATAGAAATATTTATTTTTGAATAGAGAAATAATAAATCTTGTGATTTACTCATACTACAATTACAATTATTTTTTTTAAGATTATTTATATAATTATAAGTTATTATAATCATAATTACGGCAATTAATCCAATTATAATATTCATACTAAGAATTAAATTATTGAATTGTATAAAATCGCTTAATGATTGATTATCATTTGTAATAAGATATATAAATAATATAGAACTGTAATAAATAATTAAAAAGAACCACCAAGCTTTTATAAATACTTTATTATTATTATTACTACATTCGCATTTAATTTTATCTAAATGATGTATCCAATTTAATATAAATAATCCAATAATAATAATGAAAATAAAATTAATTATTGTAAAAATATTGAAAAAATCCATTATCTATTTATTAATACATATTTAATAAATAATTGTGTAAAATATATGAATATTATTATTGCCGTAATTACATATATAATAATTACAAGATTTTTAAGTAACATATTAGAACATTCACATTTACTTTCATCTAAATATTTAATATATTTATAGGTCATATATATATTACCTAATCCAATTAAATTACCTAATAAAATTAAATAAAAATTACTTATAGAAGCAATATTAAAAAAAACTAAAATATCTAATACGAATATTAAATACCAATAAATATGAATCATAGTTTCTAGATAATGTTTAGAACATTCACATTTATTATACATCATTAAGTAAATCCATAGTAAATATATACTACCTACTATAAAATTATATGCTAAATACAATCGTTCAAAATATATTTGTTTCATTTTTATCTTTTCAATAGAAAAAAATGATATTTTAGATATTAATAATTATTACATACAAATGTCTGTGATGTATGGCGATATTGAGCGTATTGCGTTTGATTATGATGGTATTATTTATGGTGGATATGTTCGGGATGAAATGATTTCAACATACTATACTCAAAACTTTTATATGAGTGGAAATGTAATTAATGATTTCAATAATCCTAAAATCCATAAATCTTCAATCAAACGCATTATTAAACCAAATGATATTGATATTTATTTCAAAAAGCAGGAAATTGCCGATAAGTTTATTGATGAATTACAATCATATGGTGATATTCTAACGATTAAGAATAATGATTTCACATATACAGGTATTTATTCGCTCATCAAACATAAACAACTCATTCTTATTTCGGGAAAATCAAATCTTGCAATTGATGTTTCATATCCGCATGAGAATACTGAGAAGGAATGTGAAGATATTGAACCACCATTTAATAATCTTGATATGTTATGCAATGGTTTTATCAAGGATAAGAATGGTGTTCGATACTCTTCAACTACTGGAACATATATTGATGATTTAGATATTAACGATAGGAAGCGTGAAATTGCGAGAATTACATTAGATATATATGAAATGAAAACAGAACTTGTAGATGGATTAAAGATTGAAGAACCTTATATTGTTGGTAGGGTGATGAAAATGCTTAATCGTCGGTTTTCGTGGAATATTACAAATGCGCCATTCGTATATATGAAAAAAGAAATTACATGTAAGTGTTGTAATGAAACATTTAAGGGTGGATTTCAAGTTAGTAAGAATACATATGCGAAAGAATGTTTTTATGAGAAATTATATAATAATATGTTTAAACGCGAGTTGAATGTTATGATTGACGGGGTTGTTCTGGAGTTTATTTAAAGTAGTTTAATATATATAAAATCAAAAAGTAATTTTTGGTTTTTTCATTTATATTTAATATTAAATATTATTAGATATAATGCGTTCAAAAGTTTATAAAATATATAAACCAATTTTAGATAGTGATGATGAAAAGTTTAATTTAAAACAACAAACTTTTTTGCAACATTATGTAAAAGATAATTATGATAATATTGATAAATTATTATTATATCACGGAATAGGAACTGGAAAAACTCGTTCATCTATTTTAATAGCAGAACAAATAATGAAAGTTCATCCAAATATGAAGACAATAGTTATATTACCAGCAAGATTAAAAACAAATTATATAGATGAATTAATACCAATTGTTTGTAAAACTAAGAAAAAAAAATTAGCTATTTATTATAATACAAAAACACCTGATGATGAAATTAAAAAATTGCGTTTATATTTTGCAAAAATTATAAGTAATAATTATGGAATTGTATCATATGAATATATTATAAATCTTTGTAAAAAATCAACAGATCTTGCAGAAACTATAAAATCATTAACTAAAAATAAAATAATAATTATTGATGAGTTTCATAATTTAATAGCATCTAAAGTTGATGAAAAATATATAACATCAACTTATAATGCTAATAAACTTAAAAAAAATAGCAAAAACGTTCGTTCGTTAATAATGAGATTAATTAGTAGATATGCGCATAATACTTGTAAAATGTTTTTTTTAACTGCAACACCGGTATATGATAATTATAATCAATTTCTAGAATTAGTAAAATTATTGAATAAAGATGTTATTAAAGAAACCAAAGATATGCAATTATCCACATTAATTCCTTATATCAAAAATAAAATAAGTTATTATACAATTGATAATAAGGATGATTTTCCTAGTGTTGAGATTGTAAGGGATGAAATCCCATTATCTAAAACACAAGATAGAAAAACATATGAAATTATGTTTAAATATGAAAATAATGAAGATGAAGAAGATGATAATAAGGAAACATTTTTAATAAAACAACGCCAAGTTAGTATATCAGTATATGGATTTAATGAAGTAGATAAAGTTTTATCAAATTTGAATGAATATGCGCCGAAATTAAAAGTATTATTTAATTATATTGAAAAAGATAATACTGGAAAACATTTAATTTATTCAAATTTCATAACATATTGTTTATATATAATAAAAACATATTTAGATAGAAATGGATGGGTTAATTATACAGATAATTATGAAATTAAACCATATAAAACGTATGTTTTATGGGATAGTTCTTTAAATGATTATAATAAACAAAAAGTTAAACAAATATTAAATGAACCTAAAAATATGGATGGGAAATATATTAAAGTTATATTAGGTTCTCCATCAATTAGAGAGGGAATTAGTTTTAAACATATACAGCATTTACATCAATTAGATCCAGTATGGAATGCGTCAGCAAAAGAGCAAATTGAGGGTCGATGTATTCGTTATAAATCACATATAGATATTCCATTAAATCATTCATTTTTAAAAAGATTAGTTAAAATTCATAATTATATATCCATTCCTATGAAAGATAATAATATTAAAAATAGAGATTTAATATTAGAGACTTGTGATCAGCGAATATATGATCGTATTATGCCTAATAAAATAAAAATAATAAATAAAATAAATAAATTACTAATTAAAGTAGCAATTGATTATTATTTATATAAAAAATTAAGTAATAGTCCATCATATAAATCAACATCTTCCTTAAGTAATATTATATCTAATGAAGATGATAATATATTTTTATTGAAAAAGAAAGTTAAAGATATAAATATGAATAAAAAACTTAAAAATACTTGTCCTAAATTACGAAGACCTAATGGAGATAAATGCAATGATGGTTATCAAATGAAATTAAATAAATTAAAATTTAAGTGTTGTTATAAAATGAGAAAAAATAAATATAAAACTGATAAAACTGATAAAACTGATAAAACTGATAAAACTGATAAAACTGATAAAACTGATAAAACTGATAAAACTGATAAAACTGATAAAACTGATAAAACTGATAAAACTGATAAAACTGA